AACCTTGGCACATTTTTTGCATCCGGCTAGCAACGCCCGCAGTCGTGGCACGGTCCTTGCAAAAAAAAAAACTTGCTTCTCAAGACTAGTCGTGTCATAATGAGACTTATCCAAACACGGGGGTTTTAACACATGATAACGTCTATAAACGAGCTAAAAGACTTTTTACTATGGGCACGGGCGCAAAAGCTTAAGTCTATTGAAGTCGCTGGAATCAAAGCAGAATTTTCAGAACTTGCACACGTTGAGAGCCTGCCCAACGTACTAGACGAAACTTCGCCCGCTGGCGTCGATAGACCAGCTGCATCGGCTAAACTGGCTGATGGCAACAAAGAAATACCTGAGGAAGAGCAATTACTATACTGGTCTACTCGATAACTTAAAAGGATACTGCAACCAAATGAAAGTATGCACAACTTGCAAAACTGCAAAAGATTTTAGCTGCTTTTCTAGGGCCAAACAAGGCCGGCACGGCCTGCGAGCAGCATGCAAGAGTTGTACCAGCATTAAGTTTAAAAAGTACAGAGCAGCGCACAAGGAAAAACTTGCTTTGAATTGGGCCAACTGGAAACGTGCCAACTCAGAACATCGGACTGAATACGTCAGGGTATATTGCGCTAAAAAAAGAACCGAGAACCCCGCGTTCAAACTTGCCACTAACTTAAGAAACAGATTGGCTAAAGCTTTAAAAAAATGCAAGGCCCAAAAGTCGCACGGCACATTTAAACTAGTCAGTTGCACACCAAAAGAGCTTAAGCATTATATAGAGCAGCAGTTCCAAACTGGCATGACTTGGGACAATTACGGCCAGTGGCACATTGACCACATTAAGCCGCTAACAAGTTTTGATTTAACTAAACAAGAAGAGCAGTTAGCTGCTAACCATTTTACAAACTTACAGCCACTTTGGGCGGCTGACAACATACGAAAAGGAAACAAGTATGTCTAATGACACTAATTTCTCTACATGGGATTCTCAGTGGTTTAAACAAAAGCATGACGTAGAAAAAGCTATTTTTGCATATATTAAGAACCTAGACCAGCGTCAGGGATACAGACAAAGCGACAACTTACGCAACATGCGACTCTATGGCAACCACGAGTTTCAAGGCATTAATGCTTATAACTATATGCGGACAGAGCAGTCTTACAACGTACAGAACAGAGTCACGCTTAACATCGTTCAATCCATGATTGACACAGTCACTTCTAAAATCGGCCAAAACAACCCAAGACCTTACTTCTTGACAGATGACGGCAATTTTTCGCTAAAGCGTAGAGCTGAAAAGCTGAGCAAGTTTGCCGAAGGCTGCTTTTATGCTACCGACTACTACGACAAGGCCATTCAGGCGTTCCAAGACAGCTGCATCTTTGGCACAGGCGCTGTCAAAATTTACCGCGACGGCGACGAGATTAAAGCAGAACGCGTTTTCATCGACGAGCTGATGATAGACGATAACGAGTCCTACTACAGCTTGCCTAGACAATTGCACCAACGCAAGTGGATTCACAAAGACGTGCTGAAAGAAATGTTTCCGGGTTCTAAAGGCGCGATAGATGCTGCAGCCAACGATAGCGGGCGTCAAGATGAGTACAAAGACAAACTCGGCGATATGTTGCTGGTCGTAGAATCGTGGCATCTGCCGTCGGGCGAGAAAGCTAAGGATGGTCGCCACACTATTTGCATCAACAACGAGCTGCTATATGACGGTGACTGGGACAAAGACTACTTTCCGTTCGTCTTCTTTCGCTGGAATTTAAAGCCACTGGGCTTCTGGGGCCAAGGCATTGCTGAGCAGTTGACCGGCCTTCAGCTAGAGATTAATAAACTGCTTCGAACTATTCAAGTCTCTATGCACTTAGTCAGCGTTCCAAAAATTTTCCTAGAAGCAAGTTCGAAAGTAGTCACCGCGCACCTTAACAACAAAATCGGCGGCATCATACGTTATGCTGGCACCGCACCGACGGAAGGCAAGCTTGGCTCTATACCGACCGAGTTATTCACGCACGTAGACCGACTATACCAGCGAGCGTTCGAAATTGTCGGCGTCAGCCAAATGTCCGCACAAAGTCAAAAGCCAGCTGGCCTAGATTCCGGCAAAGCTTTGCGCACCTACAACGAAATAGAATCAGAGCGTTTTAAGGCCGTTTCTAAAAGATATGAAAAGACCTACCTAGACGCGGCTGAAATAATGATAGACATTGCTAAAGACATTGCAGCAGATACCGGCAATTTTTCGGTGCAAGTTCCTGGCAGCGGCTTTCTCAAGACTATAAACTGGGAAGACGTTAACATGGAAGAAGACCAATACATTATGCAAGTTTTTCCAGCGTCTGCTCTTTCTCAAACGCCCGCAGCCAGATTGCAAGAAGTTCAAGAACTTATGCAGGCCGGCCTTGTTTCTAAAGAAGATGGCATGAAGCTGCTAGACTTTCCAGATTTAAAAGCGTATTACAATATGGCCAACGCGGGTGCGGAAGACATTGAACGCCAAATTGAGCTGATGATGGACACCGGCGAGTATGAAACGCCCGAGCCCTTCCAAAACCTGCAGTATGGTATTGTCAAAATGCAGCAGGCTTATCTAATGTACAGGTCGCAAAAAGCGCCGGAAGAAAATTTAGAACTGCTAAGACGCTGGATTTCTGACGCTAAAAACTTGCTGGACCAAGCTAACCAGGAAGCCCAAAACAGCGTTGCGCAAGCGCAGGCAGCCGCTAATCCCGTTGCTGGCGCTCCCGCACAGACAGGCGTTCCAGCAGCGCCGCCAACGTCTGACATGCAGGCACTACCGACCGCAGGAGCCCCCGTAGCCTAGGCCAAACGCTTACGTTTCAATAGCTTGACCATGAAGGTCTCGCAGGCGTAAGCCTAACTAGCAACGAGGTATTAAAATGTCAGAAGTATCTACACCCACCGCACCTATTTCAGCTGCCGAAACAAGCTCAGACAGTGCCGCAGAATTTAGCCCAGAAGTGATGGCTAAGCTCACAGGCGAGGCTGGCGAGACTACGGAAGCCAAAACTGAAGAAGCATCTGAAGGTAAGAAGGACTTTTTAGCCCCAAAATTTGCAGCGTTGACGCGCAAGCAAAAAGAAATCAGGGCTTACGAACAAAGTGTGCGAGCGAAAGAAGCTGAGTTAAACAAAAGACTAGCAGAACTTGAGGGCAAGTCTAAAGATACTGAAGGCAAGTTGAAGACCTTTGAGCAAGCGTTTAAGGAAAATCCGCTAAAAGCTCTTAAAGAACGCGGCATTACAATGGAACAGCTCATTGAAATGCAGATGAACGACGAAAATCCGACCGTTGACATGAAAATGAAGCGGCTGCAGGAAGAAATCGAGTCTAAAGCTCTTAGTAAAATTGAAGAGCTAGAGAAAAAGCTGAGAGAAAAAGAAGAAATGGAAGCAAATCAGCGTTATGAGCAAGCTGTAAACGGTTATAAAGCTGAAATCGGCAATTTTGTAAAGCAGAACGCCGACACTTACGAGCTTATTGCCGCGAATGGTGCGACCGACCTAATGTTCGAAGTCGCAGAAAACTTTTATCAACAGAATAAAACCGTCCCTGACATTAAAGAAGTCGCGGATGCAGTGGAAGCCCACTTAGAAGAAGAAGCGAAAAAAATATTCGAGCTAAAGAAGTTTAAGCAAACTTCACAACCTAAACCGCAAGCTACAAAGACAGCGCCAACCCTGTCGAATACGTCCGCAGCCAACGTACCAAGCAATGGCAGCCGCAAGTTATCAGCAGAGGAAAGTCTTCGCGAAGCAGCAAAGCTAATTCGCTGGGACGATGGTCAATAGCCTATCTGCCAAACGCAACGGTTTAGAAAATATTAACAATAACGCGGCAAAACCGCAACTAACCCGGAAATCAGCCCACAGAGGCCCCATCCGGTACACAAAGGACACACATTATGGCTCTCGATTTAACATCATTCGCATCGGCGCTTAAAGTACACTATACTAGCGACCGAGTTGAAAACATGGTTTACCAGGACAATCCCCTTTTGGCTCTTATGTCAAAGTATGAGCAATTCGGCGGAAAAAACCTGCCAATTCCAATAATCTATGGAAACCCACAAGGTCGTTCAGCGACTTTCAGCACTGCTCAGTCTAACAAGACTAACAGCCAGTTGAAGGATTTCGTTCTTACTCGTGCTAGAGACTACTCTCTTGCATCAATTGACAACGAGACCCTCGAAGCTTCTAAAGGCAATGCAAACGCGTTTCTTGAGGCTGCTACTACTGAGATTGACGGCGCTATCCACTCAGCTGCCCGTTCACTTGCAGTTGCTATGTACAGAAAAGGTTCTGGCTCAATCGGTCAAATCGCTTCTGGACAAGGAACTACTACTGTAACTTTGGCTGACGTAGAGTCTGTTACTAACTTCGAAAAAGGAATGACTGTTGTTGTTTCTTCTGCTGACGGCGGCGGGTCTGTAAAGTCTGGTTCTGCACAAATCACTGGCGTTGACCGTGACTTGGGAACTATCAGCTTTGCTAACGCTTTGTCTTCTAGCATTGCTACTGTTGCAGCTAACGACTACCTTTTCGTACAAGGTGACTATGACGCTAAGATTAAAGGTCTCCAAGCTTGGTTGCCAGATACTGCTCCAACTTCAGGCGATTCTTTCTTCTCAGTTGACCGTTCTTCTGACGCTACTCGATTGGCTGGTATCCGTTTCGACGGTTCTGCAATGCCTATCGAAGAAGCGCTTATTTCTGCAGCTAGCCGTGTAGCTCGTGAAGGTGGAAAACCTACTCACTGCTTCATGTCTTACAGCAAATACGCTGACCTTGAAAAAGCTTTGGGAAGCAAAATCCAATACATCGACATGAAAGTAAACGCTGAAATCATGTTCCGAGGTATTCAGATTAACGGACCTCGTGGACCAATTAAAGTTGTTCCTGACCAAAACTGCCCTAATGACCGTGCTTTCATGCTTGAAATGGACGTATGGAAATTGTACAGCTTGGGTAAAGCGCCTAAAATCCTGGATACAGATGGACTTAAGATGCTTCGTGATAGCAACGCCGACTCAGTAGAAGTCCGTGTTGGTTATTACGCGCAGCTTGGGTGCAGGGCACCCGGCAGAAATGCTAATATCAAACTTGCTTAATTAATTTAAAGCAATAATAGCCTAAAGGCCCTGGGGAAACCTGGGGCTTTTTTTTGCCTAAAACAAACGGCAGGGCTGCTATAGAAGCAATAACGCTTCCCTCATGTTGCCCTTAATATTAGGGTTTTAGGAGTTTTAAATGGCCAACAAATACCTCAACCAATTTCTTACCACACGAAAAAAAGGCATTGTAATCGAAGCCGGCACAATCAGCCTGTCTTCTGCAGGTGCAGTTCTTTCTACAACGCTTTCAGACCTTGTATCGTCTGTTACACACTCTGCTACCGGCGAATACACGCTCACTTTGGCCGATAAATGGGTAGGCTGCCAATCTGTCCAATTGACTATGGAAAGCTCTTTGGCTACTGTAGACGCATTTATTTCGTCTGTAGACGTTACATCTGCAAAACAAATTGTAGTCTGCACATCACTTTCTAGTGTTAAAGCAGACGTTACCGCTGCATCAAAAATCCACGTTCTAATCGTGCTTAAAAACTCTACAGCTAGATAGGACTTAATATGTTAATGCGAGATGATAAAAAGAAAATGGCCACTATTATCATGGCCAAAATGGGTAAAAAGCCCGAAGAGCAAGAAGTTCCGCAGTCTGAAGACGGCGCCGAGCAAGACGATTCTACCGCGCTTAAAACCGCTGGAGAAGAGTTTTTGCAGGCTATCGAGTCTAAAAGCCCGCTTGCAGTGGCAGAAGCGCTTAAAGCTCTTATCGAGCTTTGCGAATCACCTGAGCAGGAAGCTGCTGAACACGAGCAAGAGCCCGAAGAACAACCTTAATTTTAACAGGCCCTATCGGTCTCACGTACCGTTTAGGGTCTACTTTTTTCATACCTTATTGGGTATAAAATCAGCGCTCGTAGCTCATTTCGTACCTTTTAGGGTATATTTAGGTGCTTAAATGATTACTTTACTTGAACTCCGTAATAGGGCTAGACAAAGGTCTGATATGGAGACTTCAGATTTTGTGTCGGATGCCGAGCTTAATGGCTACATCAATAGCTCTATTGCGGAGCTTCATGATTTGCTAGTCTCTGCCTACGGGTCCGACTACTTTCTTTCAGATTACAGCTTTACCACGTCTTTAGGCACTAACGACTATAGTTTGCCGTCGGACTTTTATAAAATGAAGGGTCTCGACGTTAATATTCAGGGTAACAACTGGTTCAGCGTTCGACCATTTAACTTTAACGAGCGTAATAGAAACCAGGACCTGACTTGGGGTTTGCTGCTAGGTCCATCTATTCGTTATCGCCTAATGGGCAGCAAGATTAAGTTTTCGCCAGCTCCAGACTCGTCGTACAACGCTCGGTTGTGGTATGTGCCCAAGGCTGCAGTTTTGACGGCAGACACAGACCAGTATGATGATTTAAACCAGTATGCGGAGTATGTAATCGTTGACGCGGCTATAAAAATGCTGCAGAAGGAAGAGTCAGACGTCAGCGTTCTAATGGCGCAGAAACAAGCGTTGAAAAAACGCCTGGAAGAAATGGCCGACAACCGCGATGCGGGGCAGCCAGAGACTATCAGCGATATTTACGCCGAAAATAATGAGTACTGGTTTTGGCGGAGTTCTAACTAATGGCACAGCCGCGTAGTCTACGCAAGATTAATACAAACGACGTAACGTTGCAGCTTATTCAAGAAAACGTTGATGCGGCTTTGCGTACACTGTCAACTCCGCTGCAGAACGGAGTGCTAATTACCGGCATTACTTTGACAACCAACGATACAAAAGTATCTCACAAACTTGGCAGAATACCAGTTGGTTATATCGTCGTAAAGCGGTCCACGGCAGCTACAGTATTTGACACCGCGCTAACAGACACATTTTTAACATTAAAAGCTACTACACCCACAATAGTTTCTATTTGGGTTTTTTAAACTAAACAACGACCGCGATAAGTCGTAAACTTTGAGAGCAATCGTAAAGGAGTTTACATGGCCCTTCAAAAACAGACCGTCCGCATGTCTATAGTAGACGGTCTTGACACAAAAACAGACGAAAAAAACGTAATACCTACGCGTTTTTTAGAAGCTGACAACGTTGTTTATACCAGAACAGGGTCAGTTTCTAAGCGGTACGGATACGTACCAAAACCCACAAACATTTACCCGACGTCCTCTATTAATGTGGCCGGAGCAGCGCTGTCTACTTTTAAAAATGAGCTGCTACAGTATAACAATGGCAATTTATACACATACGGAGAAGGCGTTTCTAAGTGGTCCAATAAAGGCGCATACCCATCCGTAGCTATTTCTGAAAAAGTTATAAAATCGCAAGACACGTACTTGGGAAACCCAGACATTGCTGTCGGCAACGGGATAAAGTGTATTGTTTATAATTCTGTTGCACAATTTAGAGACGCGGCTACAGATTCGATATTGTCAGAAATAAACCTTGGCGGAGACGTGGCCAAAGTTAACTTTTTTAACAATAATTTTGTTGTTACATATACGGCCAATAATGGTGGCTGGAGAGTTTACACTTCTTGGATTTCTGCGTCTGACGTGTCTACAATTGCGGGAACTCTGCTTTTATATATAGAGCCGTTTGGCACAGGCGCGTTACTATATCTAGATACCGCAATATCAAACAATGTTCTTGGCGTAACTTTTTACGCTTCTGATGAAAATAGGATTTTTTGCGTTGGCGTATCTTCATCTTTTACAAAACTGTTTCAATCTGTTGCGTGGGACAATGCAGCAGGGGAAGTAACGTACTTTCCTAGTATTAATGCAGAAAATAATAAATTTAGAATAATATATACAAGAAAACAAGTGTCAGGCATCCCTTCGTTTGAAACTGTACTTGTTACTACCTCTGGTTCTGTGTCTTCTAATTACACAATAGCAGGCTATACATCTTTAACTGTTACCTCGGCATATCCGGGGATTGCTCGTGCAGTTGGCAATACGTCTCCAAGCGACAGCACTAAAACAATCGTTTTTGCAGAATATGTTATAGCTGAAAGCACCACTGGCGGAGCCTGTCTAGACACGTTCGCATTGTCAGGCAATAACACAGTTTCGGCAGTTTCTACAATTGCGCACGGCTACCACATTATCAGCAAAGCTATAAACGTAGGAGGAACGCTGCAATTTTGTGTTACCCCGAGAAAGTATGTGCGCTCTGCCGCATCTAGTTTTGTGCGAACAGACAGTGCATACTTAATGGATGCCGCCGGCAACATAAAGGCACGAGCATTTGTCGATTCTGTTGTATATAATGATGACGGTACGTTGGGCGGAGTTGATTATAAGCAACTTCCAGCAATGGTTTCTGTCAACGGAAAATATGCAACTGTGGCTGTCCTTGTAAACGACGTAGTTACGGCACAAACAGCGTTCAACGGAAATACAGTAAACACAAAAATTTCTGAAGTGGATTTTGATTTTTCAACTGCGGCTAACTTTTTTGACGTGGAAATGCTCAACAACTTGCACACTTCTGGCAGCATTACAATGATGTACGATGGTCAGCAAATAGTTGAGCATAATTTTTTACAAGCACCACAAACTTGCTCTATGCCTACTACTACGTCAGCGACGCTAATTCAAAATTCTGACGCAACTTTAACCGCCTCAATCAACACAACCTCGGGAATTACTACTACCGGAGGCTCTTATAGCTACGCAGCTGTGTGGTCATGGACTGACTCGCAAGGTAATTTACATCGCAGCTACCCAACGTTCTTGCCGCCTATAGCTCTTACAGCAACAAGCGGCAGCAATAAATGGCAAGTTGCTATTAATATTCAGCCGCTGCAGCCCACCTTTAAGTCTACGGTAGTACTGGAGATTTATCGAACAGAACTAAACGGGACGACGTACTATAAAACTAGCGGACTTTCCGGTTACGCAAGAAATACTAATTTTAAAAATTATCCGTATATTACAGTAATAGACGCTACGCCGGACGCAACACTAATATCAAAAGAAACTCTATACAACACTGGCGGCATTTTAGAAAATGAGGCAGCGCTACCAAACGTATTTATGGCACCATACAAAGGCCGCATATTTACTATACTGTCGGACAGAAAAACGCTGCAATATTCAAAAGCAAATGGGCAGGGGGAACCTGTAGAGTTTAACTCAGCACTCACAGTGCAGTTGGACCAATACGGCGGTGATGCGGTAGCGCTTGGGGTTATTGACGATAACCTTATAGTGCTAAAAGAAGAAGCAATATTTGTAGAAAATGGCGAAGGTCCGCTTAACACTGGCGAACAAAATGATTACCGTAGGCCAGCGCTTATTACTACAGATGTAGGCTGCAACAATCCCAATAGCGTTGTAAGAACGCCGGATGGGCTTATGTTTTCAACAAATAAGGGAATATACCTTTTAAACAGAAGCATGACGGTTAACTACATTGGCGCGCCTGTGGAAGTGTATAAAAATTTAAATATAACGTCAGCAACACTGTTAGAAAGCACTAACCAAGTGCGGTTTACAACAGCAGAAGGCACAGCTTTAGTATACGACTACTTGCACCGTAGGTGGGCAACATTCAGCAATATATTGGCAGCAGACGCGGTAATGTATAGTGGCATGTTTACGTATTTACGCAACAATACGGCAGAGACGTGGGTAGAAACTAAAGATGTTTACACTGATAACGGTGCGTTTATACCAATGAAACTAACGTCTGCTTGGATTGCTTTTGGCGGCAATTCTAGCACCGGCGATATGGTACAAGGCATTCAAGGGTTTGAGCGCTTTTATAAAATGCTACTGCTCGGTACGTATAAAAGTACTTGCAACTTTAAAGTCAGCATGGGCTACGACTACGACATTAACTATACTACTTCAGTCACAGTCACGGCTGGTAGCATTTTAGGGACGCCTGTTACAACATCGCTAGAGTCTTCGGCGGGCAGCCTATATATAGAATCGGACCCTCTGTTTCAATGGCGTATTTTCCCAAAACGTCAAAAGTGCGAAGCATTTAGGTTCAAAATTGAAGATATTAACAGCGGCGTTCCTGGTGAGAGCTTTAGTTTAAGCAATTTTGCAGCAGAAATTGGCTTAAAACCAGCACTTTACAAAAAAGGAACTGGAAACAGTGCAGGAACTACTTGACATTAAGCAGCTTCTGGCTTACAATTGTAAGCTGGAGGCGTACAGTGTGGGCTGCGTACATTAAGGAGCTTTATGGAAAAGAAATGTTGGAAACGGAATATGGCTTTGCTACTTACTTTATCGTTCCTGGGACTTCTGTTTGTTACCTTGAAGACATTTTTGTGGCTCCTGAACATCGTAAATCAAGGGCCGGTACTGAGTTGGAAAACGCGGTCATTGAGTGGGCAAAAGAGCGCAAATGCACGGAAATAATGGGGTCTGCGGCTGTAGGGCTGCCGACTACGGAGCGCTCTGTGGCCGTTTTAATAGCGCGAGGATATAAGTTGAGTAAAGTTACTGAAACTATGTTATATTTTAAGAAAAACATATAAGCTTTTGTATATTTGGAGGTTTTAGTGGGCGGTTTTAATCCGATTAGCAGCATTGTAAACATGGGAAAACAGGCGCTTGGTATGAATCCAGACGGACATACCGGAGACGCTCCAAATCAGGGCGGGTTAGCAGAGTCGCAAGGTCTAGCGCTAGACATGTCTAGGCAAGCAGCGGCAGACTACGGCGCGCAGAACCAGAACCGCGCAGACTTTGCCAATCAACTGGCTGACAAAGCTATGGGAAAAGGACCATCTATAGCTCAAGCTCAGTTGCAGCAAGCCCAAGATAGAACGCTGGCTCAGCAGGTCGCAGCGGCAAAAGCTAACAGAGCTGTGAACCCAGCGCTAGCAGCTCGCCAAGCAGCTATGGCAGGCGCACAAATGCAACAAGCAACGGCACAACAATCAGCAATTGCCCGCATGCAGGAGCAGCAACAGCAACAAGGCGCTTATCAGAACTATTTAAACTCTTTGCAAAACGCTCGCTCTGCAGGCGTTGGGGCAGCTACTGGGTCAGGCTCAGCGCTCGCGGCAAACATTGCTCAGCACGATAAGTCTCAAAAAGACATGTATGGTAATTTGATGAATACTGGGGCAAATCTGGCAATGATGGCTATGAATAAAGGAGGAGTTGTCCCTGGCGCCCAAAAAAAATCGGAAGGCGGACTTGTAGAAGACTCTATGCAAGGCATTGCCCAAGCATACGCAGACGGAGGAGTAGTTGAAGTGGACGCCAGCAGCTCTGCACCACACGATTTTAACTACTACGCTAACATGTTTAAGCCATCATCAGACACCGGTCCAGATACGTCAAAAGCTGGCGGGCAAATTGGCAGCATTATTAAAAAAATGTCTGCACCCACTGGCGGCGGGACTGCTGTTGGAGGCCCTATGGGCGGAGCAATGGCAAATCCTGGCCTGTCTACAGGCGCGGTTGTGCCAGGAAAAGCGGAAGTCAAAGGCGATTCGCCTACTAATGACACTGTGCCAGCGGTACTATCGCCTGGTGAAATGGTTATTCCTAGGTCAGTAGTTGCTGCCGGCGCTAAAGAGATTCACAACTTTGCAGCTGAATTGCTAAAGCGGCAGCAGGCAGATAAAAAAGCCGAAAGCTCTTCATTAGGCGCGGCTCTTGCTGCAAAAGCCCACGCTAATTCAAAGTCTCAAGCAGAAAAAAAGAAGGAGCGATAATATGGCAGACGACGCTTCAAACTTAGTAGCACAACCTATTCCCCCAGCTCAGTATGAAGGCTCTACGCTTCAATCTGCTATAAATGGAGTTGGTAATTTTTTTCACAATTTAAGTGATTTAAACAATTTGCCAGCGCAGCTTCCACACGCTGACCAAATACAGGCAAATCTTGCAGGCCAGCAATTAGTGCCTCAAGACCAGGCCGCGCCAGTAGCCGCGCAAGAGCCGCAGCAGCCACAACAGCAGCAGATGCAGCCGCAGCAGGCACAGCCACAAATTCAAACAGCGCCCGTAGATAAATCAGCGTTCGCACCTAGACCAGAGGCGGAGAAGCCGCTGGACCTGCCAAAATTGCCCGAGTACGAAACGCTGAATAAACTTGAGCAGGCGCACAACGCTCGATTGTCTGGCATTCAAGCAGAAGCAGATGCCGGGGCCGCAAAAGCTACAGCTACTTCTAACTACTTGAACCATTTAGATGCCGAGTACGCAAAAAGAGCGTCTCAGGTAGAGCGTTATCAGAAAGATGCTACGGCTAAAGCCGACGAGCAAATGAACGCGCTGAAAGGCATCCAGCAGCAGCTGCTAAACCCTTCAGACTCTGACAAACTTAATGCAAACAGAGCCAATCCTTTTGTAAACGGCACTACGAGCCAAAAACTGGCTGCAGGTATTGCTGTGGCTCTCGGCGGTATCGGCGGAGCGCTTACAGGCAAAGGTGGCAACGTTGGTCTCGACATGATTAATAAGGTCATCGACCGCGATATTGACGCGCAGAAATTTAATATCGAACGCGATTTAATGCGCAAGCGAGCCGGCATGGAAGTGTCGCAGAACTTGCTGCAAGATTTGCACCAGCAGTTTGGCGATAAAATGCACGCAGAAACTGCTCTTCGCGCTATTATGCTTGAAAAGGCAAAAAATCAACTAGATGCTATTGCTGGTCGTTATCAAGCGCCAGAAATTAAAGCAAAGGCGCAGCAACTTAGTGCGCAATTGTCTGCAGAACAAGCAACACAAGTTGGTCAGCTGAAGCAGTCTATTTATCAGCGTGAGTTTATGAACAAATTGATGCAAGGCCAGACGTCTGAGGACCTGCACCCGCAAGTCATAAAAATGTTGCCTAAAGAATATCAAGAAACTTATGTTCCTAAATATGGTTTTGCACCGACAAAAGAAGACCGCGAGGCGTTTCAGAAGACGCGGGCGGAGCTAGAGCCGCTGCAAAAGGGAATTTCAGACGCTATTAACTATGCAAACAGTGCAAAGTTTAACAAGCTTTCGCCCACAGAACATACAAAGATGCAAACCATGATTGGCCTCCAGTATGGTCCTATGCGAGAGTTAATGGGCTTTAAATCGCTGACGGACGCCGACCAAAAGTTTTTAGATAAAATTGTAGGTCACCCAGAAAGTTTAACGTCTTTGAAGTCTATAGAAGTTGAAAAATTGAAAACCCTGCTGAAAAACACAAACCAAAAATTAAACATGGAAGCAAAAATCCGTGGACTTCAGCCAAAAAATAATGTAGACTTAGGATTTAAACCATCGAGGTAATACATGGACGAAACTCCAATAGTTAATACGGCGCAAGCGGGCGAGCCGTCTACTCCGCTTTATGACCACGTTAATAATGCTGTTGTGAACGTGCCGCTGTCTGATTTGCAAACTAAGCTGGCTACAGGCAATTATACAATGCACAACGACGAAGAGCTGCACGTCATTTCTCCAGACGGCGAGGCTGGAACGTTGCCGGCTGCCAATGCTTATAAAGCTATAAAATCTGGCTACACGGTTGAAGACGCACATCAACGCGCTGACCGTATTTTAAACGAAAAGTACGGCGACAGTGAGGGCACTGCGGCAGTTTTAGGTGCTGCCCGAGGCATGACTGGCGGCCTATCAGACTTGGCCCTTAGAAAGCTCGGCGTTCCTGCAGAGACATTAAGCGGCTTAGCAGAAGCAAATCCTGTAGCATCTGGTTTGGGCGAATACGGCACTATGGCTGCCAGCATGTTTACAGGTCTAGGCGAGGCCAATATCGGTATTAAAGCTGCCGAAGGTGCTGGCGCAGTAATGGAAAAAACGCTGGCAAAAGGCTTAACAAAAGCTACCGAGAAACTGGGCGCTAGTGGCTCAGTTGCAAAATCACTTGCCGCTAAAATCATTCCAACGGCTACAAAAATGGCCGCTGAAGGCGCGGTATTTGCGGCGGAAGACTTAATCTCTGAACATGCTTTAGGCCACGCAGATTTTAACGCTGAAAATATTATGGCGACGTTGGGCACCGGAGCGCTTATTGGCGCGGTCGGCGGCGGCGCGCTGCATGGCGTTTTAGGTGCGGCGGAAGCTGTTGGTTCTAGAGTTGCTGAAGGCGTTGGTGCAAAAGCTGAAGGTCTTTTGGATAAGTCTAAAGCGGGCGCAGAGTTGTTAGGCTTTGACACGCCGTCAAAAATTTCTAAGCTGCAAGAAAGAAATCCTAAGTTTTACAACGAGCTTCCAGAATATTTAAAAAATGATATTGGGCTTACGATAAAAGACAGCCCGCAAGAAGTTTTAAATAAGATTGAAGCTTCACATAAGGCAGCTGGTGAAAAAATCGGCCAAATATCTGATGATGTGCAAGCCGTAATGGAAGCAGCACACCCAGGAACAATGCCCACAAAAACAGAAGTATTTGGTGACATGGCTAAAAAACTTCGAGAAGAGTTTGTAAAACCAGCCGAGGGCGTTCCTGGTTATGAGCATATTTTAAAACCTGTTAATGAGTATATTACAAAATTGGAAGAGCAGGCTGCTATTGGCGGCGAGTTAAATATTAAAGATTTGATGAAACTGCGACAGCAGACTGATGCCCTTATTAAGTATGAAAAAGTTCCTGGTCAATTTACAATGAAAGAAAATATGTTGTATAAGGCACGAACAATGTTAAGAGAAGAGATTTATAACATTGCAGATGCTGCAGCAACTGTAGATTCTAGGGCCGCAAAAATGAGTTCTGAGTTGAAAGCCGCTAACCGACTTTACAGCAATGCAGAAACTATTTTTGATAATTTAGAGAAAAAAATTGATAAAGATAAGCTGGTATCGTTTAAAGACATGGTATTTGGTCACCTAATGACTGGCAGCAAGCTCGGGGCAATTTTAGGCTCCGCTAAAGTTTTTGCAGATTCAGACCTGCGTCGCAAAATGGTCGTATTGTCGCAGATTGAAAAATCGCAGCAGACTATTGGCAAATCCATGGAGAAAGCGGTTAAAAACTTTTTCTTAAAGACTAAGGAGACCGTTGCTCCATTAACGCTTAAAGGCATGACTGGGACCGCGCTGTCTTTGGGCGATAACGGCAGAAAACCAAAGACTCGGCAAGAAGCGTTTTTAAACATTCAAGATAATTTACACGCAGCAGTAGCAGACCCAGACCGGGCGTTAGAGCGCTCTAATAAGCGAACTGCCGGCCTATATGCCGTGGCCCCAGCGACTTCAACAGCCCTAGACGCCGCAGCGCTACGAGGTGCGTCTTTCTTACAGTCGAAGCTGCCTAAGCAGGCGTCGGCGCCCAGCGCAATTGACGTGCTTAAGCGGCCAAAACTGCCATCAAACTTCGAAATGGCTAAATTTGAGCGTTACGTAGATGCAGTCGAAAACCCAATCCACGTTCTAAACGAGCTTGGTCACGGTAAATTGACACATGAACATGTAGAAGCGCTGCAAGCCGTTTATCCAAATTTGTACAAAAAGCTGGTAGACCACGTTACAGACGTTGTTACTAAGAAGCCTGACGCAGTGCCTTACAATAAGCGCATTGCACTAAGCACGCTGCTAGGAGTGTCTCTAGATGAGTCAATGCTGCCCCAGAATTTATTAGCGCTGCAAGGTAATTTCCAATCCCAGCCTGAATCTGGCGACGCCGGAACGCCGGTAATTAAACCGAACCAAAAAGGCTTGCAAAATCTAGGAAAAGCTGACAGAATGGCCGTAGATACTAAAACGGAGGTATGATATGGCTAAGATAGGGATAGCGGCAGCAATTGTGATGTTATCGGCACTTGTTGCTAGTATCTATGGTGTTAGTGGCTTTGCAATTTTAATCTGTTTAAAGCTTTTACTGTAACCAAACGCGGTTGCCTTTATGAGCTTTTAGGTTTATAAGACCTTTAACCCATAAAGGAGATTTCGTGGCACGTAAGAGTCTTGTCCACAGCTATAAAATGCTTAATGCAGTAGCTGCTGGGTCTAATCAAACGTCGGCAGCTACAAACGTAGAACAAATCGACAAATTATCTATTCATTGCTTGTTTTCGGCAGCCGCTAGCGGTACTTTTGTTGTCCAAGCCCGAAACGGGTCTTCTGACAGCTGGTACAACCTTGTTTTTGGTGCGGCCTTGACTATAACCTCAGAAACAGACGTTCAAATACTACTAAATGAGTGCCCTTTTACAGACATTAGGCTGCTTTGGGCGCCTTCTTCTGCTTCTGGAACGCTGACTGCTACTTTAACCATGAAATCTGTGGGGGCGTAAATGGCTACTGTTTTTACATACCCAGCTTCTCAAGCTTCTATTCCGGGCGTTGCGACTGATGCTACACTAAGTGCGCTATCAGCTAAAACGGCCAGCGCCTTGGTAACCGTGCCTTACGACAACACGGTTGTTACTTATGTTGGTTCGACCAGCCTTATTTCTACGGTTGTTTACAAACTTGGTGCTACTACGGTCGCTACAGTTACTTTGGGCTACGACGGTTCTAACAGACTGACTTCAGTCGTAAGGACATAACATGGGCAAAAGTTTTCAACTTAATCCGCTTACGGGTAATTTAGACCTCATAAGCGAAGTGTCTATTGGCACGGCTAACGGCTTATCGGTTACTGCGGACCAGGCGCTGTCTTTGGCTGCGGCGGACACTTCAACTACTGGAGCGCTGACATCCACAGACTGGAACGCGTTTAATAACAAAGCTAATAGCGCTCTTAACAATCTGACTACTACTGCTATAAACGCTGATTTACTGCCAGCACCTAGCAGTACTTATTCCCTCGGTAGCACAACTGCAGCTTGGGCAAATATTTACGGCGATATTATTGTTTCTAATTCTGAGCTTCACGTTAACAGAATTTTGCGTTTCTACGACTACACCAACACTTTTGTTGGCGGTATCTGGGACATTGCAGACGGCACGGCGGGTCTCGTAGACTCTGCTATTCATACTTCTTTAAATTTTGGCCATAGAACGCTTGTTCGAACTGATGGCACTACTACGGCACTGGACTGGTCTGTTCCTGGAACGCTAAATGCGTCTGGCAGTGTTGTTTCCAATTTAGGAACGCCGACTAATCCAGACGATGCGGCGCCAAAGACTTATGTTGATTCAGCAATTTTAGGCGTTACTTCGCTTTATGGCGCGGCTAACGGTATTGCAACGCTTGACGGCAGCGGTCTTATTCCAATTACACAAATTCCTCCTTCAGCTATTGAGCGACTAGTGATAGTTGCTAATCAGGCAGCGCGATTTGCGCTCACGACTGCGACCGTTCAGAACGGCGACACAGTTAAGCAGACAGACACTGGTGAAATGTGGTACGTTTACGACCAGACCCAGCTGTCTTCAAACGCCGGATACCGAGTGTACACTGCAGGCACGGCAAGCAGCGTTCCTTATTCCGGAGTCACTGGTGTGCCAACAGCATCTGGCTCTACTACTGGCGTTTTAACTTCTACAGACTGGACAACTTTTAACAACAAAGTGTCTTCGGTAGCTGCCACTGTTCCAGGTTTTTTATCTATAAGCGGTTCGCCAATTACGTCTTCTGGTACGCTGGCAATTAGCTATAGCGGCACAGCGCTTCCAGTTGCCAACGGCGGAACAAATTCTACTACGGCTTTAAACAATAACCGCGTTATGGTATCGTCTGGCGGAGCTATTGTTGAAACTGCAGCAATTACGGCAAATAGGGCGCTGGCATCTAACGCTTCTGGCCTTCCGGTTGCGTCTGCTACTACGGACACAGAACTTGGGTACGTAAGCGGCGTTACTTCGGCTATACAGACGCAGCTTAATGCAAAGCAGAATATATTGCAGGCAGTAACTACGCAGACCGGGACTACGTATAGCGCGACTACGACTGACAACGTGATTTTGGCGAACCCATCTGCAACGCAGACTATCACGCTTTACACTGCTGTCGGAAACACTGGCCGAACTGTTACTATTAAAAACATTTCTTCGCAAATTGTTATTATTGCAACTACTAGCGCTCAAACAATTGACGGAGCTTCACAGCGAACCTTGACAACCCAATATGACGGGGTTACACTGGTTTCTGACGGTTCCAACTGGTACATTATTTAAGGAGTATACATGTCTTTTGTAACACCGCTGCCCAGCATTAAAAATTATTTCAGCAATCCTAAGTTGGAAAACGGCCTAACTACTGAATGGTCACTCGGCACTATTGGCACTTTGACCAACGGTTTACCAACAGCTACTCCTACGTTCGGAAGCGGTGCTGCTGGAACGCTGGCTTTGTCTGCAGTATCGAGCGGTCAATTGTCTGGAAAATATTCTTTAAGCTTAGCAAGCTCTGCAGCTACGACTGCAGGTAATATGATGGCTTCTAGTGTTCTTAACTTGGATATTGAAGACCAAGCTAAGGTTTTAACATTCAGCTGTAGTTATAAATTGGTAACAGGTATTGCTGGCACTAACTGTAACTTCTCGGGCACATCTGCCAATTCACTAGCTTATGCTGTGTGGGATGTAACGAATTCGGTTTGGCTTACATCTCAAGGCAATTTCAACTTCGTGCAAGCGACTGGTGTCGGTCAGTGCGTGGGCACCTTCCAGACTGGGGCTTCAACTGCTCAAGTAAGAATTTGCGTTTATTTTCCTACCGCGACTAGTGCTGCTTTTGCTACTTATTTTGATTCTTTTGCTTGCAGTCCGCAGACAATTCAAAAAGGTTCTCAAATTTCGGACTGGATTGCGTACACTCCCACAGTGAGCGCGGGTTTTGGTACTGCAACAAACATAGCGTTTTTCTACCGTCGTGACGGCGATATGATGTCTGTACAAGGCACTTTTACCGTTGGTACTACAGCCGCATCACTGGCTACCCTAACCTTACCTAGCGGATTATCGCTTGATAGTTCAAAAATTAGCATAAATAATACTTCATCTAATCCAGGGACAATGGTTGGATACTATGATAACTCTGAGGCGCTCGCTAATACTCAAGGAAATATTGTAACAGCGCCTGCAACCAGTACAACACTTGTTTATTTTGGAACAGGACAAACTACTGGAACTAGTTCACTTACCCCTGCAAACGGTAACGTGGTCACTGCTTCGTCAGTAGTAATGTCTGTAAACTTTTCCGTGCCAATAGCTGGATGGTCGTCAAACTCTGTAATGAGTAGCGACACAGACACTAGAATTATTGATTTACAAGTAAACGACGCCTCCTCAATTACACCAACTGGCACAATCAGCACCACATTTGCCGGCTCTGGCACAATCAATTTCAACAAAACTCCTGTTAAGGATTCTGCGGGCGCTTACTCTAGCGGTGTCTACACGGTACCAGTAGCCGGTGACTATGATTGTTCTGCATTTAGTGAAATTTCATGCACTGGAAATACTGGTTCTTTTGTAGCGATTGGATTTGCGGTTAATGGAGTTCAAAAAAGCGTTAATGCTGTAAAACAAGCAACAAACCCAAATCTTTATCCGTATGGGCAAACATTACTGACTAATTTAAAAGCTGGGGATTTAATTACGGTTAGATTGTGGACAGATGTTACTTCTCCGGCATTTGCCGCATCGTCAGTGCATAATCTATCTATTAAAAGAGTATCTGGTCCTGCTGTAGTCACTGCTACAGAATCAGTCGGGTGCAAATACACTTCTAGCACCACTACAGTCGGCACTACAGGTACTACTGTTACCATGCCAACAAAAGTTCAAGATACACACAATGCATACTCTACAAGTACAGGACTTTACACTGTGCCTGTAAGCGGAGCTTATGCTATTAACTTTAAAGTTCAAACTGCCGGTGAGACGGTAGCTACCAATACATGGGCTTTATATTTATCAATTACTAAAAATGGAACTATTACTGACTCTACTTATGTAGTTGGAAGCGGCGGAGCAACAATCAACTATATAGGTTCAATTTATGCAGAAAATACCTTTTTAGCAGGTGAAACTATAGGTTTTAAAGCTTCTGTTGGAACAGCCGGAGCTTTAACGGGAACCGCACCAGAAAATTGTATAACGGTCAGAAGAATTGGAAACTAATAAAGGAAAAATAATATGAGAATAGCACATTGCGATTTACTACAAGGTTCTGCAATTACTGCAGCAAATTTTACGTCCGAAGGCTACTACTTAGGCCACATTACCAATTACGCGGTGCAAGTCGTTTTTACAGGCTCACCAGTCGGCGTTCTTAAGGTGCAAGTATCTTGTGACGTTGGCAACCCTAACGCACCTTTTCCACACAGCGATGACTCAGTGCAAAACTGGGTAGACTTGTCAGGCGCTACTGCAAACATTAGCGGTGCCGGAACAGTTTTAATGAATTTAGTAGACGCCGGTTATTCTTGGGCTAGGTTGGCCTACATTCACACTTCGGGTTCTGGGAGCATCACAGTAGCGCAGTTAAATTTAAAGGGGCTATAAGTGAGAGTAGGTTCTGATAGTCTTATATCAGCGCCCGTAGACTGGAGTACCGCATGGGTTTCTCCGGCTTTATCACTACGTCACGTTGTTAATTATAATATTCAGGTAGCTTGGAATGGAACGCTGGCTGGCATGCTTCACCTGCAGCTCAGCAATGACGCTGGCAATACCGACCAGTCCGGCACCATAGCATCTACAGCTTTAACCACATGGACAGATGTTACTGGTTCTGAGCAGCTAGTAGCAGGCGCCGGTGACCACAGCTGGCAAGTTCAAAACGCAGGTTACTTGTGGGTGCGCGTAGTCTGGTCTCCGACGTCTGGCAGCGGTAACTTAAACAGCGCTCGCTTTGCAACGAAAGGCTTTTAATGTCTTCAACGTACATCGAACTACCACAGTCCGGCGGGTCTTCGGTAAGCGGTGTTACGTCGTTTAATGGGCGCGTCGGCACAGTAACGTCGCAGGCAGGAGATTACAGCAGCGTTCAAATTTCATATAGCAATTTAGCGTCTGGAATACCTGCTGCAAATGTTCAGGTAGCTGTAGACTACTTGGCAAACAAAGTCGCGACTTCTGCAAGCCCTGGCTTTAGCTTTGGAAGGTCGGGCGCTATTGCAGCCGGCACGTTTTTGCAATGTGAGACCGTGCCTTCTAATGTGGCTGGCCGTTGGGTGTTTATAAATTCAGCGGTCGTAACGGCAGTTTTTGCTAGCAACGAATTGGTTGGGCCTTTTAATTTAGAATTTCTGTACCACGATGGCAACGCTATAAACTTGACTTCTTTAGGCACGGTGACCGTAGCCGCTGCAACATACGGCGGCGCCTATAGTGTGGCCTGGAACGTGCCTACTGGCAAGCAGCTGGCGGTGCGTGTAGCTTCTGGTAGCGCTAAAAACTTAATTTGCGGCCTTCAATTAACAGGGACTGGTATATGAGTAAAATTTTAATAAATTCTACTGCGTCTACAGTTTTTGTCAACGATACTGGCGTTTCTATAGCCGGACTAGGCTCGTACACCATACCTCCGCAGGACTACTTGCTGTGGGCGGCGTCTAGCGACGTTATTACTGCGGTTGGAGCAGCGACGCTAATTGTTAATGACGGGTCGGTTAATTTATCTATCTCAGATGGTATAGATTTAATTAAAGGTTTATTTCCCGCAAAAATTCTAACTAATCAATCTGGTACTGAGATTTATGAATATAACGAGGTATCTGCAGTAGTTTCGGGAATAACAACTACAATTGTTACCAAAACCACATCAATTACAAAAAAATTAACAAAAGTATTGTATAGCGGCTCTAACGTGGCTATTTTTTCTATTTTAGTAAATGGGCAAATTATTGCAAGGCGCAGAACCATGTTTGGATGCGACTTGAGTGGAGAGGTAGATTTTGGTTCTGGATTAGAAATACCGTCAGGACAAACGATAGAGCTTAAGGTACTGCATAGCCGACCATTTGTAGGGGACTTTGAGGGTTCTCTAATTTTTATTACAAATTATTAGGAGTCAAAATGAGTTTAGATATAAAACGTAAAAAAGTAGAATTGGCGCAGGTACAAGCGGCCCGCATGGCTTTAGAGCTTAAAATCGACGAAAAAATGGAAGAGATTAAGCGTTTGGAAGAGCATGTAAAAACACAAGTAGAAAAAGAAACCCAGCTAGCGAAGGAGCTAGCGGAGAAACAATAAGGAGAAGATAAATGTCAGATTTTAACAGTTCGCTACCAGTAAGAACAGAAAGTGCCGGAGACTTAGCAGTCAAGATTGTTGACGCAAGTATAACGTCCCAGCAGCTAGCTGTCAATGCCGATGGTAGTATTAATTCGGTAGTTTCGGCAACGAATTTAGATATTCGCGATTTATCGCATTCGCAAGATTCCATTAAGATTGGTGATGGTACGGACTTTTTAGCAATTAATGCTGACGGTTCGTTAAACATTGCAGACGGCGGCGGTTCTATTACTGTTGACGGTTCTGTGACTGTTTCTGCGACTAACTTAGACATTCGCGATTTGGCAGCGGCTACAGACTCTGTTGCTGCGTGGATGAAAGACGGTTCAGGTAACGCTATTAGCTCTACTACTGGCGCTCTTGATGTTCATTTGACAAATTCAAGCATTGCGGTCACTGGTCCGCTTACTGACGCTCAATTGAGGGCTTCAGATGTTAACGTACATTTAACAAATTCGTCTGTGACTGTTTCTGCTACTGCTTTGGACATTCGCGCAATTAGTGCTGCGTCTGACAGTATTGCAATTAAAAACGGTTCTAACCAAATGGCAGTTAATGCTGACGGTTCATTAAACGTTGTTGTTACTTCTAGCGTTGCAGGAACGCCTGTTTGTGATTACAATGACGCTGCGGCTGTTGCTGCTGGGTCTTCCTCTAACCACGACTACACTGTCACTGCAGGAAAACAGCTTAAGCTTACTGGTGTTTTGGCGTCTGCTTCAGGCAAATGCAAAATTGAAGTTAAAGTAGAGTCTGCAGCTGGTTCTGGAACTTTTAATACTAAGTTTGTAGCTTTCAACTCTACAGCTAATCCAAATATGCAAGTTTTTCCAACTGGCGATATTATGGTTCCTGCTGGAGCTAAAGTTCGCGTTGTTAAAACAAACAAAGACAATCAGGCGCAAGATTTATACTCAACTATTGAAGGTTCTGAAGTCTAATGGCTGATTTGACGGGTTTGGAAGCATCACAGTCTGTTAAAATTGCTGGCGCGGATAGCGCTGGCAGTGAAACTAATTATGTAAATGCTACTGCACTCGGCGAGCTTAAGACTACGGACACTATAACGGGGGCAGGCGCTGAAGGAGCTTTGACAGTGGGAACATCTGCTGTTGAAGCCAGAGTAGGCGCCTCGGCCCTAACAAACCGAAAACTACTGACCGTTTTCAACAATTCTGGTACTACCATTTATTGGGGTCGAACGTCGAGCGTTACTACAAGTACAGGAACGCCGATTTATGAAAAACAATTTTTTACTTTTGATTTTGCTTCCGATGCTCCTGTGTATTTAATTGCAGGAATAGCTGGAAATAATGTAAGAATAACGGAGTCTGTATGAGTGGAAAAATTCAAGCAACTCCCGTGGCTGTGACCGTGCCTTTTGACAATAGCACTAATGGGTTTACAGCTACGAACGTGCAGACCGCGATTGAGGAGGCTAAGGCTTCGGGCGGCGGTGGGTCTTACGATGAAGATAAAATTGCCGTGGACTATGAAGGCAATGTTGCAGTTAATTATGAATTTAATGTATCGAGGGTATACTAATGGCTCAAATGTGGTTTACAGGAACAGGCGCTCCTACTACGACTCCTTCAAAGCTTGGTCAAACTTACGTGGACAGCGCGTCTGGTAATGTTTATATTTCCAAAGGTACTGCTAGTAGCGCTGACTGGACATTAATGGCTACCGGAGCATCTGGCGTATCTTCTTTTAATGGTCGTACTGGAGCAGTGACTCCGCAATCCGGCGATTATACTCCAACATTAGTAGGCGCTGACCCGGCTGGAGCAAGTGCCACTGTACAAAGTAACTTGAACGCGCACATTGCAGACACGGCAAATCCACACGCAACTACTAAGGCACAAGTTGGACTGCCTAACGTAGATAATACATCGGATTTAAATAAACCTATTTCCACAGCAACACAAACAGCACTCAATGCCAAAGTTACTGCAAATACAGTAATTACTGGTGCAACAAACACAAAAATTACTTACGATTCAAAAGGTCTGGTCATTGCCGGAAGCGCTGCAAATTTAGATGATTTGGGCGACGTTATCATTACTACACCGGCTTTAGGCGACGTTGTTAAGTATAATGGCTCAAACTGGGTAAACGGCTCAATTACCACGCAGACCAGCGCCGGTAGCGGAGTCGATTATTTTCTTACGGCGTCATTATCTGGAATAACTGGATACGATTTAATGTCAAAGACGCCGGATAATGCTGCAGAAGTTGACGAGTCTATTATAATTACTTCAGCTTCTGGTCATACTTTATTTGAATCTTACATTGCCGATGTAGAACTTGGTGATGCAGTAATTGACGGCGGTATTTGGAATTTTAACGTTTACAACTATGTTTCTGCAGCTAGCGGTACAACTAACATGACAATTCATGTTTATAAACGTACTACTGGTGGAACAGAAACGCAGCTTTTTCAGGTTGCCTTACCTACAATTGGCAATACATCAGTAGCACTTCAAACTTTAGCTACCGTTCAACCATCATTTTCTTGTAATGCTACAGATAAACTTGTTTTCAAATTTTATGTAGATACTACTAGTGGGTCCAGCGTTACGGTGCATTTGGTGCATTCTGGCACTGCACATTATACATACGTTAACACTCCACTTGTCACGCACCACAATGATTTGGCGGGTCTTCAAGGCGGTACTACTGCGCAATATTACCATTTAACAAATACAGAATATACAGGCACTGGAACAGGCGCTTTTGTTCGAACTAATTCTCCTACTATCACAACACCTGTTGGCATAGTTAAGGGGGATGTTGGTTTAAATTTAGTAGATAACACTTCGGACCTAAGTAAGCCTATTTCTACTGCTACTCAGACCGCGTTAAATGCAAAAGAACCTACAATTACAGCAGGAACTACTACCCAATACTGGCGCGGTGACAAAAGCTGGCAAACTCACGATAAGGCTTCAGTTGGTTTATCTAACGTTGACAATACTGCTGATGCGGCAAAAACTATTGCTGGAGACGTTACTGGCACACTTAGCGCTTCAGTTTTGTCTAACACAACAGTAACCGCGGGTTCATATACAAGCGCTAATATTACAGTAGATTCTAAAGGTAGAATTACAGCAGCTAGCAATGGAACTGGGGGCGGAGGCGGAACAACGCCAGCTACAGTTCAAACTTGCACTAATTCTCAACTTGTAATGACTTCTGCAAGCAACACTCAATACTGTTTTATTGGGTCAACGCCGGGCCAAAGTATTAAATTACCAAATGCAACTACTCTTACCGCAGGAACGCAGTACAAATACAGCAATAAATCAACCGTTTTAATTCCAATTTACTTAAACGGCGGAACATTGCTCGCCTATTTATTTCCTGAAACGGACATTGAGCTTTTAATCACTGATATTACTACAACAGATGGTACTTGGTACAAAGATAATGGAGTTTACATCACTCCTGAGAAAATAGTGTTATTTGATGATTTCATTTCAACAGGAACTACTTCCGGAACTATTGGCGAGCTACCATGGACACTCATCACAGCAACAGGACATACGCCTTCTTACGCCACATCAACAGTAAATGAGCGTGGAGTTTTTGTTTTAGGAACTGGAACTGCAATCGGAGCAGGTGGTGGTATTCATTTAGGACAGACCTCGAATGTCCTTGGGGGAGGAGTTCAGGTATTAAATTGGAGAATTAGACCATTGACTCTTTCTACTACCGCGCAAGAATATGAGTTATATTTTGGACTACTTGGAACTGTAAACGTCACTGCAGAACCGACAAGCGGCCTTTACTTCTCATATCAACGATTAACGACTGGTGTAAACTGGCAATTTAAATCGGCGCAAACTACTAGAACAACCGTCAATACCGGAGTCGCTGTTGCAATCAATACTTGGTACAACTGCACACTAGTTGTAAATGCAGCAGGAACTCAAGTAGATGCCTATATTAACGGCACATTTGTTGGCACAAGTATTACTACAACGCTCCCAACTGTCCCAATGTCTCCTGCGTCTATAGCTTTTAAAACAGCCGGGGCTACTAATATCACATACCAAGCAGACTTTTGTTACTATCAAGTTAGTTTAAGTACGGTGAGATAATGAAATATCTTTTTGTTGGTGAAAACATAGAAATCGAGTTCTTAACTAAAGAAGAAGCTCTAGCCTATGCTGCAAATCATAAAGGTACAGTGCTAGCTGACTATGAAAAAGAAGAGCGCGTTCTTGCAAAAAAGAAGCGCGAGCATGGGCTTTATATATCAAATGAAATGATTGAGCTGTTGGGTGCCAGAAACAAAGTGCTTGGTTTAACTGGTCAACAAGTTACAGCTATGCTTTCTCAGCTAGCCCCTGTCAAAGCACTACTTGAGACTGGCGCACTTGGTACTGCTAGAAGCTATATGGTCCAATTTAAAGCGGCTTTTCCAAATCATGCCGATATCTTTCAAGACGGGATAAGCGACGTTAACGACTTTGAAGCGGAGTGGGGGCTATAGTGGCTGCTGGTTTACCTGCTAACAAGCACGTTTTAATACTGTTTTCAAAATCTAGAAGCCCGCTAGCACTTTTTAGCAAGGCCATCATGGCTATAGAAAAACGCGGTTTTAGTCATGCGGCTGTAGAACTTGCAGAGCCCGTTACTAGGGCGCCACTGGTATTTCAGGCGTCGCATAGCCTAGTAAACTTTTTCTACAAACCAACGTTCTTGCAGCATAATGAGGTTGTAGAAGCTTGGCTAGTCGAAGTAACGCCGCTTGAGTATTTAAGTATATGGTCTTATGCAGTCCACAAAATGGGCTCAGACTACGGCTGGCTTGAAATACTGTCAATATTTGTGGCCAAGCTGCTAAGGGCTCGGTCCTGGTTTTCAGACGGCGATAAGACTAATATTTGTAGCGAGCTGGCAGCCAGAGTCTGTAAAATAGCCGGGTTAATTGTGCCCGAACGCCTGGACGGCCTGACGCCTTCTGACCTTCAAACATTGCTGCTTAAGTGTGAAAATGGGTCTACTGTAAGGCGGGTAAAACATGTCTGATTGGTTAAAGTCTTTGTTCAGCGCTAGCGGCGGCGTTTCTATGATGCGGTTATTGTCGTTTATATGCGTTTTAACGGCTTGTGGCATTGCGGCTAAGGTGACTGTGGCAGGCGGCGATTTGAACGCGGCTTCCATGCTTTGTAGCACGTTTTTAGGCTTTGGAATTGGCGGAAAAGTTTCACAAAAATTTGCCGAGAATAAGCTTGAGCAAGTAACGGAGGCCAAGCCATGAAGACCGCTGACTTCTTGCAGTATTTGTCGGACAAGCTTGATGCAATGGACCATAGACTTGACGATATGAGCCAGATTTTGGCAGTACAGCAAGAGCAGCTGAAGGAACACATGCGGCGTTCTGAACTTAATGAAGAAGCGGTGGAACTGCTTAAAAGCGAGCTTAGACCGATACATGAGGACTGGTTGCGATTTCGTTTTCTAGGAAAAATTGCAGGCGCGGTTGTGGGTTTTGCGGCTTTTGGTTACTATGTTTTAAGAATTTTTAAGGGCGGTGCTTAGTGGCAGATATTAAGGCAAAAGCTTTACAGATTTTAGAAAAAATGCTGCCAACTAAAGGCGTGTCTTTAGCGGAGCGCGAAGCTGCGCAGGCTGCTTTACGTGAAAATCCTGAAAAATATTCTGAGTACTTGAAACAGTTGGATAGCGCTTATGGTAAACCAGACGTAAGAAGTAAACTCACAGGACACACTGACTCTGTTTATCACGGCACCGACCAAAATATAAACGTATTTAAGCCTTCAAAAGATGGCCGTTACGGAAAAGGTATATACACTGCAAATTTTACAGACCTTCCAAATGCGTATGCGGGGGAAGGTGTTAATGGAAATGTCATGCCTTTAAAAATTAATCCGGGGAACACATTATTGGCAAATAACCCTGCCTCAACTGCAGTTATGGAAAACATAAAAAACAAAAATCCGGATTTGTATAAAAAAATGAAAAATAACGGTGATTTTGTAAATAATGCTACTATGGAAAGGGTTTTTAGAAGGGAAGTTGGTCCAGATGCTTCTCAAAAATTGCTAAAAGATAGCGGTTATAATTCTATTTCCGATAAATTTGGGGAAGCTGTAGTATTTGAACCAAAACAAGTTCGTTCTACAAATGCTGCTTTTGACCCTCGCATGACAGATTCGAGTCATATTTTGGCTGGAGTGGCTGCTGTTCCGTTGGCTGACGAATCTGTTTTTGATAAGCTTAAATCGACCGCTAAAGATTTATACAGCAAATATAATTCAATGTTGCAAAATGCCGACAAAGCAAAAGAAAGCTGGCAAAACGAGCGTTTAAATACTATTTACAAGTTATCCGGGCAGCAGCCTTCTGCAGCAGAGCGCCAAAAAGCGCTTGAGGATTTAAAATTTAAGGACGAAATGTCTGAAGGCGCCGGAAACTCTATGGCTTCTATTTCTGATTCGGGTAAAAAGGCAGCCTCAATTGCTGAAAAAATGGCTGCTAAATTTGAAAACTCTAAGTCCACTGCAGAAAAATTGCAAAATTTGCCTTATAAAAAAGACTGGGAAAATATGGGCAATATTGTAAGGGCTGCAGACAATGCGCCTGGTGCCGGGGCTGTGAAAGTCGTTGAGGACGTTGCACCAAAAACAGGCACGGTTTATAAGTCTGTGGCTGAAAAAATTGCTGCTGAGAAAATGGCTGCAGACAAATTAAAAGGTACAAAATATTTAAAATAACGAACGCTGCGGCTACTGTATGCGCAAGACGTTTGTAATTCCTTTGCCAACAGTGTCTATCAATAGCTTTTACTATGCCAATAAAAGACACGGCATAAGAGCTGAAGCCCGAGAGTGGCAACACAAATTTTTTCACTACCTATCACAAGACCACAATGCTACTAAGCTTGAAGAATTGCGCAATGCCTTTAACGAGACAAAGCACGGGTATACTGTAGACTTTATATTCGGCGTTCCAGAGGCTAAACTTGTTAATAAAGCTGGTAGCCTTAGCAGCCGCGCTATTGATTTAAGTAATTGTGAAAAGTCTATTATTGATGTGCTATTTTTGCCTAAGCATTTTGATGAAAAGCCGCCTTATGGCTGCCGCAATTTGAACATTGATGACAAATTTTTGTTGGGCTTAAGTAGCAAGAAAATAATTGCGGAAGATGAAGGCATGATTATTACAGTGTCTATTGTAGACCGTGATGAATTTTTAAAAACGTTTTAAAACTCATCGTCCTGGGAATAAAAGTCCGCTATACCATACACAGCGTTCAAATCCTCGTCTTCAACGCCCCACTCTAAGTCGTGGCCTTGTTGTCGCAGTTCTAGTTCTTCTGCTTCTTTTTCTTCCATTTTTTGCATATAAACATCAGTGTTCTTAGCAGGCTCAACTTTGGTAGACTTTGGAATATAGTGCTTGCTTTCGCGCCACGCATACAGGACCGCGTCGTTAATATCGCTGTGATATGTGTCAGATACGACTAGCTTGCCTGGCTCGCTGCGGTCCCACTGCACTAGGTAACAGTCTTCCTCGAAACGCGAGTTTGGCAGCGCTTTCAGTCGCCCGGTGCGCAAATCATCGTTCATAAGCTCGATAAACTCAAATTTTCGATGTTTGTCAGCCGCTTCTACGGGAATAGCGTGACGCTGCCTTATTTCTTCTTGAATTTTTTTGCCAAGCGCGCCCGCGTCCATGACCATCTTGACGGGTTTATACTTGGCATCCAGGCGTTCAATTTCTTTTACAAGGTCTGTAATAGTCTGCTTATCTTTAATAAATTCTTCAACTAAATAAACAGTATCGTGTTTGTAGTCAAAGCCCACGACCGCTATAGCGTCCGAATCTTCATAACCTATGTCTATGCCAAAAATGTATGTCAAATTGGGCGGCAAGGTTGTTGTAATATTTCGGTCTTTATTAAATTTAAAAACTAGCGCATTAGAATCTTCTACCCAGCGGCCATAAGTCTCTCGGATGTAGCCCGGGTCGTTTTCGTCGATGCCTTTCATTAGCCGTTCTTCCGCCAAAGTTATATGTAAATCGCGGTCTGGTGGATTGTGCATGTGCGGATTATCGAACGCGGTCCAAGCGTGGTGCGCCATGTTAGGGCTTTGGCTGTATTCATAAAATGGGCCGGCAGGAATAGGCCCCGGCGTTCCAGTTATAATTAAAGACCCACGTAAGTCTCGCAACGCTGGGAGTAAAATGTCGTTTATTAAGTACTTTACATATGGACGAAAAGATTGCATTTCGTCGATATATACTTTTTTAAGTTTTAATCCTCGAAATTTTTCTATTTCTGTTTCATCTTTTGCTCCGCTTAGCCTTACTTCAGACCCATTAGGAAAACGAATTTCAAGACGTTGGTCGTCCACTTTGCATTTTATATTATATTCTCTGATTAATCTCTTTAAATCTGGCCACAAGATACTGCGGGCGCCTTTAAATGTTAAAGTAATGTATAAGCAAATTACATTAGGTTCTTTAGTGCATGTGTCTAAAACATCTGCAGCTATTCCTATGGTTTTTCCTGAGTTGTGGGTTACAATTCCGTTTGCCAGTAAATAAAGATTAGTATTTGACCGTACGCTTATATCGTATGTTTTTACTACCTCTAACTTTCCTTTAATAACACCTACGCGGTCCGGTCTGTAATTATTTTCCAGTTTGCATTCATATTGAGGTTTCCACTTTTTCTGCGGACTGACTAAGTAAGGGTCTAGTTCTTTTAGTGCTTTTTTGCAAAAATAGTTATTTTTTACATTTAAATTATATACTGGGCCATTTTTGTATTTATTTCTGGAATCTGTGAGTATTGTTGGTAAGTAGCCCCATAAATCTAAAAATAGCATTTGTGCTGCTTTTATTACAGACAGTGCCTGCATGGATATTCTAAGTTGAAGCCCATCGGTGGCATTTGATATACTTCCATCAGTATCTAACAAGCCGGCAAAAAACTGAAGTCTTGACTCTCTGTTCCACGAAAGAATTTTGTCTAAGTCTGCAATTTTTTGGTGAGCCTTGCGGTCTTTGCACCACAAATCATATTCATTAGGGCGCTTATTTGTATGAATTGCCCAAGTATATGTGTGTTGTGATTTTTTGTATTTATCCGTTTCAAGTTGTTCTGCAACTTTTTTCGGAATTTTATCGTCATTAGAAGAAATGTATATTCTATTTGTGGACCCGTGAGTAGAACATCCATCGCCTAGTAATGCTGCCAATGCGTAAGCAGAGCTGTTATGTATACCATGTTCTCTAAATATTTCTACTCGTACTAATTTATCTCGGGAATTAAAATCTTTTATCGCTTTTTGCTCTTTTTTATTTTTATAAGAGTTTTCAACTAAAAACACATGGTCTTCGGTGGCTGTTATATACTCTCTTTTGTTGTGTATTAAAGTCCTTGCTTCTCTAATTCCATTGTCATACGTAGCTATAACTTCTACGGGTTTTCCGTTTTCATCGTAGACGTATTCTCCTGCTCTAATTTCTTCTATTTTTTTAGGTCCTTTTGTTGTATATACTAACGTGCCTTTTGCTAAACAACGTCTTGAACATACGGCTGTTTTAAACCTTGTTGGATTTTTTATGAAATTTAGCTGTTCTGGAAAGCAGAACTCTTCAAGCACAAAAGCAGGGCCGGCGTTTTCACGCTCCTTAACCCGCTTTTGCAACTCTCGAAGAATCCGACGCTTGTCAGCCATTATTTAGCCTTTTTAAGACTCGCAACTTTTACCATTTTTAAAAAAGCCACGTTATTGAAAGGCACGATTATCTCTTCGCCAGACTTTTCGTTGCTTACTCTAACTCCGATACCGTCAGCAACTTCTGCTGTATTGCCGCGCTTAAGCGTTGCATCACTGAACGCGGAATCTAGGCTGATAAAGCGGATTACGGACCCGCCAAATTTAACGCCTTGGTAAAAATGAACTTCTGAAATTTGTTTACTTTCCATTTGATGCTCCTTGTTTTGAAGAGTTTGAAATTTTCTTAACAATGCTCATTGCTTCTTTCAGGTTTTTGGCATCTTCGTCAGTGTCTGGAGTACCGCTTTTGATTAGCGGGCACTTAGAAACTTTAAACTTGATTGAAAAAATGCCTAAGTTCATAGTCATAGTTTCTGAAACTTTTAGCAAGTCCCGACTGCATTTTAGTGCTACAATTTTGTCAGCCGCTTTCTGCTCGATAGAATTTTCAGCCTGAATCCACATTTCATTTTGGATTTTAGCTTTGTACTCTTCAAGCTTTAGGCCCAAGCGCTTTGCATTGCGGCGCTCCAAACGCAAAACTTCCTGTTTAGCCATTGTCAATCGCGTTTCTAGCTCGCCCGTTTCAAACTGACCTTGAAACCCGCCTCTAGCCCTATGAAACATGAGCATGCCCGATTCGATAATGTATCTGCGGCCTGGCAAAGCTTCGACAATTGCGGACGCCATTGACGCTGCAAAAATTGTAACTGTGTTCAAATTCTGCACGGTTTTAAGCGCTTCAATCAACGACTCGCCTGCAGAAATATCGCCGCCTGGGCTGTCCAGGACTAGATAAATGGGCGTTGTAAACGTGCGTTTTGAGTCTAACAGCAAAACTTCTGTAACTGCCTTATCTACGCTTTCTTGCGTGATTTCGCCTCGCAAAGTAACGCTGTTGCTTGGCGTTAATGTAATTGCTGGCATTTCTGCGGCAGTTGCAGCCAGGCTAATTGCTAGTAGCAGGATTGGTAAAATAATTTTCACGTGTTTGTCCCTTCGTTTTGTGTTTGTTGTGACTTGCTTATTTCTTTTTTTAAATCTTCGACCATTTTTAACAGAATAATGTTTTGGGCTTTTTGGTCCTCTGCATAGTTGCTAATTTTGACAACCATTTCTACTAATTGGTTTTTGGTCTGTCTTCTAATCTCTTTTAACGCGGTTTTGCTAAAGCTCATTTTTGCTCCTTAAAAAATTTCGTCAATTATTCCTAAACGTTTACATTCCTCTGCATCTAAATACCAGTCTCGGCCTAGTTTGCCTTTTTCGGCCCACACATCGGCACTAGTCCCGGTAAACTTTTCCATGTTTGCGCACCACATGCGCTCTTCGCGCTCTATTTGCGTGACTAAGTGCTTTACCTGGCTGTGTGTGCCTTCCGCATCGTAAGCCGCTTCATGGTGCATGACCATTGCAATGTTAGACATGCGGCGTTTTTTGCCGGCTGCCAAAATCATAGTTGCAGCGCTCATGCAAGCTCCGTATGCTTCGGTAATAATTTGGCACTTTGAGCTTCTAATGCGCGATACTATGGCAAGAGCATCGTACACGGACCCGCCAGTGCTGTTAATTTTAATAGTAATTGCAGCTTTGGACTTAGCCTCAAGCAAAGTAAGCCCGGTTTCCAGCATACAAAACATACCTAAATCAATTTCACCCACAAGCTGGATTGTGCGAGATTGCATGTCAATGCCGTGTTTAAGGGCAATGTCCACTTCCATTTCGTAAATCTGCAGCGCTATGTCAACGTTTTGTGCCACAATTGCTCCTATTTGTTGATAAGTACGTATGGGTGATAGATTAGGTTGTATTTCAGTGATAAGCGGTTGAAAATTTCGGTGCTATGGGTATGGATGCCGGCTGTGTTAAAATCGTGGTTTGTGTTTTTTAAAATTTGTCTAAGAACGCCGAGACCACGAAACGTGTGTTTTGTGTATGCGTAGTGTAGTGCAAAAACGCTGTCAATTTGACCGTAGCATGCGTAGCCTAGAATGTCTCTGTCGTCTTCCAAGCTTACTGCGACTTTGCATTCGCTTTCTTTAAGCAGGCGTTCGATAACTTTGTGGTGTTCAGTAAAGTAAATAGTATTATCCACGCCTCGGCACAAATTACCTTGTCTGAAGGACCGTAGCCAGCTGTTAAAAATAAACGGTGCATCGGCCTCGTTTGCGTCTCTAATAACTATTGGAATATTCCTATTAATCGACATCTTCGTCTTCCTCATCCATGAAAGCGTCTAGTTCAATTTGTTCTAGTTCTTTAGACTCGTCCCATTCAAAATCTATTTTCACTATTAAGTCTACATTTTTATAAGACTTTTGTCCAACAGAATCTGCTAATTCTGAGTAAGGTATGCGAATTTTTGTGCTTTTAAGCTTACCGGATACGGTAGCTTTTGTAATTAGATATTCCAGTACTCTGTGTACTGAAAGTAAGCTTTCGTTCATAGCCTTGCCTTTGCCGAAGTTAAATTGCTGTTGCTATTAAGGCGTATCCGTTTGTTTGATTTTTGTCAACTTGGCCTGAGCCAGTTCTATAAGTTCTTGGTCAGTAAGGCCAGCCAAATCTCCTAGCTTGTCGGACTTTTCACGCTCGCGCTCTTCTTTGCTTAAATTAACTAGCGAAGATATGTAGCCCTGCAAAACTTTAGCATCTTTTTCATCAAATGACGAAACGCGTGATTTTATTGAAAGCCTGTCAAGCTGCTCAGACAGCGTTCTTAGCGCGTTGTCCAGCATTGTAGAAATATCAGACACCCGAGACACCTGGGTCACCGCGTGTTTTGCTGCTTGGCCTTTTACAATTATTCTGCGTTTTTCGTCACTCATTTTCATCCTCGACAATTTCGTACTTAGTTGCATTGCCGTATTGGTCAATATAGTATACAACGTTTTTAGGCACTGCGGAAGACAATTTTAGCTCCGGCCTAACTTCTTCAATTTGCTTTAAAATCGCTTCTTGCATTTCTTTGGCCCTTGCATACGAACAGATAAAGCAGTTTCGCGGGCTGTAAATCCTGCTGGCGACTCTCGCTGAAACTGGTATGTTAAAAAGCGAGCCTTTCTTCACAATACACCGATGAATTTTAATTTGTTTTTATCACAAAGTTCTACAAGTCTGGTTCCGCCAAGAAAGCCATAAGAAATGCAACCGGTTTCGTCATACACCCATGTTTCGTAGGAGCCAAAACTAGGCGAGTACACAATGTGGTAAATCTGATTAAGCTGCTCGTCGTAGTAGGCCATTTCTGGCTTTTGATTTGGTAGTTCCATTACTTTTTGCTTCCTAGTTTAATAGCGCTGTCGTTTTGTGATTTTACCAAAAGCAGTTTTAAGTCTCTAAGTTGATTGTGCCTTGAGCCGCAAGCCTTGCCTGCAAACGCAGCGTTAGAAACTAAAAGAATAATTAATACCTTGCCCATTTTTACTAACCTCCCAATTTAGACCTTTGTACAAGTGTACGGTGCTTTTATAACCAGCGCTCCAAGCCAGAGTCGGAGTTGCAATTTTAATGAACATGTCGGGAAGGTTTTGTCTAATGGTGTTTTCTCCGACCTGAAGCGCTGTTTGTAGTTCTTTATGTGTTTTATAATACTGGGAATACGTTTCAGTACAGCCAGCACCTTGTAAACATGCAAGCGCTACCAAAATTTCTTCCATGGCTACTCCTTTTTCATGTCACATGATTTGCAGTATGTGTAAGACTCCAGCAGCCCTACATATTCTGTCCAATCATGGTTGCAGGCCGTTTCCGTGGCCTTGTTTGCTGCCGTTCGTGGTAGGTCCGCTCCGTGGTAGGACTCGTTGTCGTAGCCTGGCAACAGACCGTCATAGTCATAGAAACCAGTATAATCTGCTTCGTAAATATCGTTAATGGGTTTGTTCTGATTCATCTGGAGTCTCCGTGAAAGTTCTGTAAGTTTTTTCGTAGTGGACGTCAAAATCGAACTCGGCGTCTGCCAAAGAACGCTTGACTTCTAACTTTGTCAAAAAGTCTTGCAGCTCTTGCGCTGAATTTACGATTCTGGACGCTGACCCTGCTAGCTGGTCATTGATATACTTTTCTACGTTTACTTTCATTGCATGGTTCATTTTCGCTCCTTTGTTAAATTGCTTTTAAAACTGCTACCATTAATTCACCGAGCGGTCTAATACCGTTGCGGCTTATATCTTCACTATAGTATCTTCTAAGCCCAATTGTCAAGTCTTCTTGTTTCTTTTCTAACAATTCTGCGGCTTTTCTGGCGCTGTTACTGGGCTGCAACTTTAGTGCCACGGCCAGGTGCAACAAGACTTGTCCTTCTCTGATACGGTCAGCATTACAACGCTTGACTTCCCACAAAAGTAGTGCATCTAGCAGCGGTAGGGTCCAGTATAGCCACGTTACGGACAAACCTCTAACAATAGAAGCCAGTTCTTGCGGCGAAGGCAGGTCTGGCAGCTTTAACTTAACTTTGCCTGGTTGGCCTTCAACTTGGTCATGCGTCGAGAAGTGCAGCATGCAGCGCTTTAGTCTACGCTTTACGTGCGCTGCCAGCGTTCTGTCTGTACCCAGCAGAGCCATGGCTGCAATCATCGGCGACATTTGGTCCCTAGTAACATTGTCTGGGTCATTGTACCACTTGCTGCTATCTGGGTTTCGCCTAAACCGGCCAAAGGGTAATAGCGCGGTTAATCGGGCTAGTGAAATGTGAAAGCCGTCATAAGGCGGGCGGTTTAAATCGTCTTGCGGCGCGCCTAAAATTTCTAACGCTGCGTAGTAGTGTGCTAGCCGATTGCAGCTGTCGCCGCCGTCGCCATTGGCTTGCACAATAACGCCGTGTTGGTCTCTGTACTTTGCCATTTGCTGTATTAGTTCTGCAACGCTCATAGTTCACCCACTGCAAAAAGTTCGTAGCAGTTCATTGTAGATTCTTCTCCAGAGGGTGAAGTAATGGTCAGTACAACCTCAGCTGGCAATTCTTTTTTAGGAATTTTAGGCCCTTTCAATACTACTAGCTCATCGGTTTCTGGCATGTAAACAACATAGTCAATCATTTTTTACCTCCACAACGTTTAAAAAAATCTTCTTTGCTCATTATTCCGCTACTGGTCACTGCGCAGTTTACATACGCTTCATGACACGCTCTTATAGTGTCAAAAGTATTTGTAGTCGTAAGCTGGCCGCACAACGCGGTTATTAAATAGATTAAGGCTGCTTGGCTCATTTGCGGTCCAATATTGCTTCTACGATTATGTAGGTAAATAGCGCTGCCCAGCATAGCATTGTGACCATAGTATCGTAGTAGTCTGTTATAATCGCTTGTTCCATTAAAAACGCTCCGATTTTGTAATTTTGTCGAACCCGCCGCTAGATTCTTCGGCTAATTCGATAATTACAGTGTCTCCAGCCAGGTTTTTAAACTGCAGCACCGCACGCTCAATTCCGGCAATGTTTACGAGTTTTAAAGACACTGTGGGCGCATGAGCTTTTTTAATGTAGTCCAGCGCCTTTTCTAAGCTTTTAGTTTCTAATTTCATGATTCAAACCTGCGTCTTTCTTCTTTATTTTGGTAGTGTTCTTCGGCAATTTCGTCAAGATTGTCAGCAATATGCTCTTCAATAACTTGCTTAATTTCTTCCGAAAAATTTACAAACGTGTTGTAATCCAGCAATGCCAAGTTTACGCGCTGCAAATTTTGGTCAATAACGTACCAGCGGCAGACTTCAACTTCTTCTAGCTTCTCATTATAAAACAAATCAGCGCAGATTGTATAGTTGGGTACGACTTCAGAATCTATTGAAACAAAATTTCCGTTTTTCATTTGGCCTCCTGCTTAGATACTGATGCAGTATTTGTGCCAACTGCAAGTGCGTTTAATTTGAGTTCAGTCAATAATTTTGTAAAACTTTTAGCAAGTGTATCTGAAGTTTGCCACTTTTCCGACATTGTCAGCAAGTAGTCCTTTGGTGCAGCTTCTAAAAACGCTTCTAATTGAAACACTAGCAGCTTTGCGGCAAATAAGTGCGTAATGTCTTGCTTTGATACGTAGTCGGTGACTTTAAAAGGCAATTTGGTATCCATAAGCACGTGAATTACTTTAAGCATGGGCATGTAGCGGCGCGTTAATGGGCTGTATATTAAACGCGATTTTGGGTAGTATGTAAGCTCAAGCGTTTCGGTATTGGGCTTTTTTTTCTTATGCACGTAGCCTTTGGCTGCAGACTTCTGTGCCGATTTGAGAGTATGCTTGTAATCGCGGATAATTCTTTTAGACAACCACGGATTTTCCTGTCTAATTTTTTTACGAAAATGTGGTGTTGAATTTCGATACAGCTCAATAATTGCTTGTCGTTTAAGCTCTTCTTGCCTTTTGCTGTAGTCTGAATATTTTTCGTGGCCTGGTAATAATACGTCGCTCATAGAACCCTCGCTTAGTATGTGGGCCGTCCGTGGCCCCGGTTCTGCTGTTTACGCCCGCAGTCTCGTTTTGGGCGGCCTCTCGTCGTATTCGCAATTGTATGCCGCTTGTTTATTACTATAGCGCTGTTTTAAAGCTTTGTCAACAAAAATTATTGCAGCTGGTCCATTAATATAGCTACCAAATCTTTTCCGTCGGTTGTTTTTGCCAGCATAATTGGCGTGTCTTCATATTGAGACAGAATTTTTAACAGCGCTTTTTTTGAACGCGGTAGTTCAATTTCTGTAGTCTTGTTCCACTTTTTTACAAGTTGTCTTTCGCAAAACGCAATCATGCGGTTCATTTTAAGCATGTCTAGCTTTGCCCTTTCAGCGCATTTGTCATACATTGCTTTGAACTCGCAGTCATAGTTTTCGCGGTCTTCCAGAGCAACCGGGCTGCCACTTTGACGAAAAATTTTTAATTTCATTTATCTAACTCCTGCGTTTCAAATGTTTGTGAATAGTGTTCGAATCTTATTTTAAACTTTGGTCTATACTGCCATTCGGTATATTTTCTGAAGCCTAGTTTGTATTTTATTTTATTTATAAACTTTAACATTTAAAACTCCATTCCTACTACTAAGCCAACAGTTTGTTTAGTGTCTACAGTTATACCAGCGTGAACAGGCCCAAGCATTCTACGCTCTATTGTCAACGCGTAAATATCTGGTCCGGTCAGCGACTCACGTTTTAAGGCCGCAGACACGTGCCACTGCGGAACAGCTGTAGCAACGCTGCTGGCCTTATCGGCTACAGATTGCGATTTGTCTGTGCTAGTGGTAATAGTTTCTTTAGTGCCATCGGGCCGCACAACTTCTTTCGTTACCGTTACCACGTCTCGTTTTACAACTTCTTTCTCAACTACTTTTGTCTCTGTACGCGGAAACTGAGACTTGCCGAGCCACAAGCCGAGTACAAGCGCTGCTAGTACAGATATTGCAAATATTTTAATATTCATTTTTTCTCCTTTTTGTCTATTTTACGCTTTTTTGGGTCAAATGGCAAGATTTTTGTGTCATACATTGGCTTTTTTGTTGCAAATTTTAGCGGCGTTGCTACGGCTACCAATTGTATTCGCGGTTTTGGGTATTTGGGCGAGAGCAGTATGGTTAGAAAGTAGGCAATGGCTACAGTGTTAATAATTACGAGCGTAAGCATTACAATGTCGATAGTGTCTAGCATTATTTGGACTCCAAAAAGTTTTTTCCGTGTGAAGGCGGCGCTGGTAAGGCTACTGAAATTGGGTAAGCGGTTTCCATGCAGCGTCCTAGAATTTCCATGCAGCGTTCTAATTCTGTGTCTGGACAATGTACGGTAATTTGGTCATGGATTACGTTGCAAACGTACCCTTTAAGTCCAGCAGCTTTTAACTCTGCTGCTGTTTTAATTGCTGCCCTATTCGTAATAGATGCTGCCAAACCTTGAATTTGAATGTTAGCGGCATTATTTAGGTAGTTTTTAGCTGTTTTAGATAAAGATTTAACGTATTTATAAATTTCAGGAGCATCGTGATACTGTTTCCAACACTCAAGCCCATCGTAAAGTGCTTTTCCGTATTTGGCGTTCCATGCCACAAGATTTGGAAATCTACGGACGCGGCCTGCTTGGGTTCTGATAAAGCCTTTTTGCAACGCGGTTTGAATTGACGCATCTAGCCATTTTTTTAAATTTGGGAACGCTCTGAAGTAATTGTCGTATATCTGCTGTGCCACTTCTTCGGAACAATTTAGTTCAAATTTTAGCTTATATGGGCTCATGTTAAACGCAAGACCTAGGGCATAAGCTTTTGCACGCTGCCTGGCAGCTTTATTTACTTTACCTAAATAGTTATCGGCTTTTTTATTAGCGCTATAGCCCTCCAAACCCTCTGCCATTATGCAAATAGCGCTGTAAAAATCGTTGCCTTCCGCAAAAATGTTTTTAATTGCTTGCTCTTCAGATACGTGGGCAAAAACTTTAACTTCTTGCGAATCGTAGTCAAAGTCAGCAAATGACCAGTCTGGTGCAGAAACAAAAAACGCTCTAATCTGGTTATTATAGTGTCTGATAAGCTCATTTGGTTCTTCTTCTGCTCCAAGCGGTCTTGGAAGTTGCTGCGTGTCTCCAGAGTACCTGCCGCTGACTGTGCGGTGTTGGTGAAATTGGGGGTAAAAGATGCCATCTTCTTGCGATTCTAGTAATCGGTCGATGTATGTCGATTTAATTTTATTAAGCCGGTTAAACGTGCGGAGCTTATCGGCCCAGCTGTACTTGGCTGCCATTAGCTCTAGAAACTCGTCGTCAACCTGCGGGCTTCCTTTGTCTGTAGTGGACAGCGGTTTTTCGTTAAGCAACGATTTGGTATTGCCGTAGCCGAAGAACAAGCGTTTTAGGTGGTCCTTAGACAGCAGGTTAAACGCGTGCGAGCCTGTTTCTTCCCTAAAAAGCTGCATTTGCAGTTCCTGCTGCAGCGTTTCTGGCACGCGGTCTAGCTTAGTCACTGCGTATCGCTCTAAGACCGTGTCTGCTGGCACTAAGCCTTTCTTAACGGCTTTAGCTACTTCAGCCTTGCTAAAGCTGTAGCCGCCGGTGTCTGTGCGTGGCCAGCCTGCAGGCGCTAATCGCTCTGCCAGTTTATTGAAAAATTTTGAAGATGCTTGAAAGGGAAATTTCGTTTCTACGTACCATTTGTTAAAAGGAACTAGTAGCGGTGCTATTTCGGCTTGAATTTCTGCCTCAATGCGGAGAATGTCAGCGCTAATTTCAGCAGACGCTTGTTGCAGCTTGGGCACGTTTACTGGAACGCCTCTGTACTGCATAGGTATAGTTACAGATTTATAAAGCGGTATTACTTCTTGTGTATAATAAAAGTCTCTTAGGTTTTCTTTGTCTAATTGTCTATCTAAATCTTTCCAAATTTTATAAGTTAAAATGGCGTCTTGGATACCGTATTTTGCCATTAAAGTGCTGTCAGCTTTGTAGTACTCATTTTTGGTTCCGCCATTAGTTTTGATAGATTCAAGCATGTCTTGTTGTGCGGATACTGCGCTATCGCCGTACATTTCTTTTGCTATTGATTTTAAACCGTATTCGTAGCGGTTTTCGTTTAGAGTGTGGGCCAGAAGCATTCCGTCCGCATGTATGGAATTTATTAAATTTATGCCTGTTTGGTGTAGTGTAAATCGAGTGTCAAAGTCTCCATTCCAAGTTATAAGGCGTTTGGGTTTTAGTGCAGACAATAGCGGTTCAACTTCTTTTTCTGATAGTCTTGTGACTAATTCTCCGTTTAACCATTCTCTCATTATAATATATGCGGAAATTTTATCGTTTGCTATTGAAAACCCTATCATCTTTCCTTTTCTTGGGTTTAAAGAATTTGTCTCAATATCATAAGCTAAATATAGGTGGTTTTTTAACTGTTTTACGAGCGCCTCTAATTCGGTAGTATTTCTTATAATCATTTTACATTTCCTTAATGACATCTAGCATTTTTTGAAGGTGTTCTTTTAAAAATGAAATATTATATTTGTTTTTTATTTTATTGCATATTGTACAACAGGGAACAACGTTTTGCTCGGTATATCCTTCAACTGGACAAATTCTATCTAAACCATATCCTACTTCCGGCAATATATTTTTACAATAATGACAATTTTTGGATATTATCTCTGTCCACGCGCCAAATGATATTGGAGTGCTTTTAAAACCTTTTCTGTGTTTATTTATCATTACCGCATATCTATATTCTGATTTTCTTGCTCTAATTTTTCTTTCTATCTGTATTTTTTCTTTGTGTTTATTTCTATATTTTTTAGCTTTTTCGTTTACTTTTTCTCTATTTTTTTCGGCCCAAATTCTTGAGCGCTTGTTTACTTCTTTTTTGTTTTCTTGATAGTATTTTTTGCTTCTGTATTGTCTTTTTTCTTTGTTATTTTGTTCGTAGATTTTACAGCAATTTTTACAAACTGTAAGGTGGCCACCTTTACATTTTTTATTTTTTGAAAAATTTTGTATGTCTTGTTCTACTTTGCACTTGCTGCAAGTTTTAAGCTTCGGCCCTGTTAAAATCACGGAACCATTTGTATTGCTCACTATCATATTTCACTCCTATGTCGCTTAGCTCTAGCATTAAATCAGTTACTAAGTCCCTATGCACCTTAAGACCGCGTGTTGTGTATCCTTTGTTGCCTACAGACGTTAGGGTAAGGTTTCTACTATCATGCAGCAATTCAAGGCGTTCTGCAAGCGCTTTTGTGTCGAAGGCATAAACTACTGCATTTGGTGAAAAACAATATAAAAAGTATTTGCAGCCGTGTTCGAGCGCCTGAAATGCACCGCCTGGCCTGTTCCCGCTGCGGTAGACTTCGAAGAAAAAGTTTTCAGTTTTATCCATGTCGTACATGTCTGTTTTTAGCTCTAGTTTAATTTTAGTTCCTGTAACAACAAAATCGCCTTCTCTGCCATCAGTCGGCGTTACAGAACCCGCAGTCGCATGTAAGAACGCGAGTTCGCCGATGCGGCCCCGAGCTAGGTCTGTTTTGAAGTCTGCATTTATCGTTTTGCGCCATTTCATAATTACCTCATTTGTCAAATTTTGAGTCGTAGCGGCCATCCCAGATACTAGGTGCAATTGGCAGGGCTGCTGAAGGTACGTAAATTCTTTTTTTAGATTTTGGTGGCAGATTTTGAAAATGTGTCCACGAAGGACTCCAGCGTTTGTCTTCCATGTATAAACCTAAATCGGCCATTAGCTGCAAGTTCTGCACTACCCACTTCCACAGCTCGCCGTCAGCGTCTGCAATGTCCGCAGCGTGACCAGTCATGTGATTACTGTTGGGTGCAGCATTTTTGGTAGACGCGTTTACTGCTGGCGGTCTCCAGCCTGATGCGACTTTCATTGGTTTACCATAAGCTTCACGCACTTTGTTCAGTTTCAAAAGCAGTTCGTCTAAGTTATCAGAAATTTGTTGGGTGTAGTCCTGTGGAAAAAGCTTGTCACGGCCCATTAGCAATTCGTCTTTAGTTATCACTTTTTTCGCTCCTTCTATATTCTTTCCAAATACATTGCCTAACGCGTTCTCGGGTTACTACCGCTTTGGTAGCTATGTCTTCTATAGAAGCGCCGGCTAACCATTCTGCCGCAAACTGCTGCGACCGTAGCTTCATGGGTTTTCCTGTGTATATGCTGTTATATGGCGTTATTGTGAAGCGCGGAGGTAGGTCCGGCGTTCCAGTTATTTTCCACCAAAGTCTTCTTAATTTTTTAAGCATTGGGCGTTCCTTAGTAAAGAAAGAACTTACTGCGACGGTTTAATCCGCAGTCTTACGGCGATGAACAAACGCCTGCCAACCCTGGTTCGCTCAAGTTCTTAGGTATTGAAAAAAAGCCCTGACCACAGTAGGAGAAGACTGAGGCCAGAGCGATAAAGCGTCCGTGCTTATATGCAGCGTCCTGCTGCGGTTACTAAATTATTCTGCGTCTTCAGCGAGTTGAACGTCGAAATTGTGTGCCAATTTTCCGGCCATGCGCCCCTTTTTAATCTTCGCTTGTCCAAGATAAACGATACGTACTAGCGAGCCCAAGGACACATCAGACATGCGACTGCCCAAGTTTCCTGCTGCGTTAATAACGATTGTCTTGCCTGTTTTTTCGCCGTTGTCATCAACTTCTTCGATTTTGTAATCTCTTTTAGCATCGTCAAAGCGCGAAACAAGTGCTTCGACGTATTCGCCTTGCACTGCTTGGCCTTCTGACATTTGATTCGCTCGTAAGAACGAAATGCTGCTGTCTGAAGCAGTTGTTGATTTGAATGTTAATTTACCTGTTGTAGCTGTTTGTGCCATGATTGACTCCTTGGCTGGTTGTTGCTGCGTAATTGCAGTTTTTGTTTTTTTACTCATTTTGGTCTCCTTTAATTACTTTAAATATGTTTAGTCTTACCACATTTTCTCTATTTTGCACTTCTTTATACATCGTATCAAGGTTGTTACCCTTTGTCAACTGAATTTTTCGAAAATTATCGAGCGCGTTAACGCAATTAGTGGTCATGGGAACGCTGAGTCGCAAACACTGCTCAACCTCGTTAGCTAATGCAATTGCTGCGGCTTCCATCGGGCTTATTTTTTCCATTTTACGGTTCCGCCTAGTTGGTTCACTAAAAAGTTTACAGCGGTCCTGGCTTGTTCAATGGATACAAAATCTTCACCAAAAGAAACTTCGCTGCCAACGACTTCTAGTGTTAGGCCGCGACTGCCTTCAGTTGGAAAAACGCGCTTAACTTCCCACGGTACTTCGTCTACTTTTAACTTCTGCACTTCATTAAATGCTTCAATTAGTTTCATGATTCCTCCGTTTCTTTGCCCATTCTGTTGTCTGTTCCTGTGTTAGTCGCCTGAAAGTGTAGCAGCATCATTAAGCAACAAGCGGCGTGTGCCAGGTGCGAGTAGCCGCTTTCGGGGTCCAGGTCTTCACCACGTAGCCACGCAGTAATATGTCGCAAAGCTGCGGCAGCTGGTCTGCGCCACAAAAAACCTTTTGACCAATTGAAAGCCTGATATTTGCGTTGCCCAAAGCTCCACACTTTTGCGATTTCTTCCAGCGCTATTGGCGGGTGCAGGCTGTGGTCCGGCTTCCCGTCGTCATACTTAATGCCTCCATTAGCAGTCATTTTGTCTCCTTAGTTGTTGAATTTTTTTAGCTACTGCAGCGCGTTCTTTTAGCACTTTTGTCAAGTTTAGCTTCAAAAACGCGTCGTCGTGGAAAGGGCTGTCGCCGTTATTAATTACAAGCATTAATTTATTGGCGGCGTTTTCCAATTCTTTAATCCGTTCTTGTAAAAGTTCAATCTCGTTCATTAATCTTCCCTCTCGCGGCTACACTTCTTCTATAGCCGTATTAGCTTCTAGCTTAGCAGCTTTCATCGGCTCTGTCCAGTTGTTTGTGGCTTTCGCTTTCAAAAACTTCTGGCACGCGGTTTGCACTAGTCTTAAACCTGCGGCGGCAGTGGCCTCAGATGTTTTATAAACGCGGCATTCTTCTGGCTGTTGCTTACTTAAAACGATGTAGTAAAATGTAAAAGGCTTATTGTAGTAAGCTTCTGCCATTGCGCAGTATAGCGCTCCGCTGAGTGGGTAGCTTAAGTCTTTCATCGTTTGCTTAAAGCTGTCAGCGTCTGCAGAGTAGCCGGTAGTTTTAACGTCCAGTATTCGCCCGTTGGCGACATCTATCGCATCAAAGCGGACCTTGATGGGAACGCCGAATAATTCGCCAACAATAGTCTGCTCGCATTCAACGTTTTGCATGAGTTTGACAGCAGCGGCGTTGCGACGGTAGGCGGCGACTAGTGTGTCTGCTTGAACCTTTTGCGGCATGGAAATAATTGGAAGGCTAGCGCGGTCTTCTGGTAGAAAAGCTACAAAAGACTCAAACTCTTTGCCGGCTTTACGAAAGCCTGAAAAGAAGTTGTAGCTGCTAGCAACCGTTTCTGGTTCTAAAATCAAACTATGAACTAAGGAGCCTACATCTAGCGCGTTGCGGTTACCAAAGGCCTTAGTCTCGCCGTCGATGTACTGCTTCTTATACTCGTCTAGCGATTTTAGCACGGTTTTCAGAACGCTACTGCTGAGATAGCTGCGGTCTGCATGATACTCAGCGTTGCTACAATGGTTTAGTCCGGGTTTTAACATGACTTTAATTCCTCAATGGTTTGTAGTCTGGTGACAAATTGGATAATAAAAACGCCAACGGCTGCAGCAATAATGTTTTGGTCTTGAACGGCCATACCTATAAGACTGCCCGCCGCTGCTCGAATTAAGATGTATTGTAATTTTTTCATTATTTCCCCTACGGTAATTAGTTATTCAAACTCGTCATTAACAACAGTTTTATATCTTTGGGCCAGTAGGTCTATCAACCGTCTGCCGTTTTTAGACTCTGCCAATGTCTGTAGCTCTTCGTCTGGATAGCCATGCTTATAGTGAGGTCTAAAAACGTGGTTCCATACGTCGTCCAGCTTTTGCGCGGCTTTTGCTCCATTCATAGCTAGCTCATATTCTTCAGTTTCTTCTGGTAAGGTAAATTCTAAAATAGCTTTCACTTTGACTCCTTTAATTTAATATGTCGCATAGTCGCTTTTTGAGCTTCGGAAGGCCACACGTTTAAACAGTCTGGACATTTCCATTCCCATACTCCGTCATAGAGTTTTGGGTACTCTATACCTATTTCGCGTTTAAAATGTGTTGCTCCGTCTCGATAGTAGTGTAAGTGTTCTGCGGGAATAGACTCGCCTAGTAACGAAACGTTGCAGTGGGGGCAGTTTAGTAGTGAGTGTGGATTATTCATCTTCAGGCTCCCACTTTCTTTCTGAGGTCTGCGAGTGCTTGTTCTGCTGGTTTTCCGACTGCATATATTTGCCCGTTTATTTCAAATGCTGCACTTTTATATTTTTCCAAAGCCTCAACCAAAGGCAGCATCAGCTCGATTGCTTGGTTGAATCCCTGCTCGAAACTAATTTCATCCGAGTTATTAGTGGCTAGTTTTTCGCCATACGTTTGCAGGGATTTTTGTAGTTGTGTGGTCATAGTTCAATCCATTTCGAAAGATACATCTCAATTTGAGCTTCATTATCAAAAGAAATGTAGGCCGTTTCTGCACCTTTTTTGCCCCACTCTAAAAGTAAGTCGTGTGGATGACATGAGCATAAATTCTGAACTACATAGTACATCATATCTCTTTTTTCAGAATAAAAGATTCTTTCCTTAATCATCCCCTCATTCTCCCTCAATTCCATATTCTTCCATAAGTTCATTGACAGCATCCTGTAATTCACCCTTTGCTTTACAATAAGCATCTATTAAAGGACGCAATATGGTCCCATCTGTCTCTTTTTTCCATTCGGAATACTCTGTGAAGCAATAGTCAAAGCCTTCGGCGTCTATTTTGTAGCAAATTAGTTCCACATCTTTTTTAGATACTTTTTTCATCTTCATTCTCCTTGTTTAGTTTCGTTCATAATTTTGTCTGCTGATTCGAGTGCGGCTCTGGCCCATTCTTTGTTGGATTGAATTCAACGTAATAGAGTTTCATAGCTTTTTCTCGCCAACTGCCAGTTCTAGGTCGTTGCCAAGAGCGGCTCTAATGTCTGGGCTGTCTATGTCTTTGTTATAATATGTTAGGTCAGAATCTTTGCCAAGTTTTGTTCTAGTGACCTTGCGATATTGATGGGTAAGCTCCCAGAAAGCTTTGTTGCCTTCATTTACCTTGTCAATCAATGATTGGACATGCTTTAATTCTTCTGAAAATGTCTTCATTTAATCTCCCTTCATAATTTTGTCTGCTGATTCGAGTGCTTTTCGCCCCATGAAATCATTGTTAATCATGCAAGACTCAAGTATTTCCCTTGGTTCTTCTCTGACATCAAACCCGCAATCATCAATGCAGCAATTTTCCTCTACCACTTTTTGCAGCACTTCATTCGCAGCGCGGAGTTTCTGGTTTTCAGACTCAAGCTGCTCGATTCTCCCATTAGCCAGCTCCATATTTACGCTAAACGTGATGCTCGCGGCGTTGCCGGACTCAATCATCTCTGTCATCTTAGCAAAAATCTCTACTGAATTACTCACTCCGCAGCCTCCACTAATTGCATTTTGTCATCAAATCTTTCAGGGTATTTGAGTTTTGCATAGTTCAAGCAAACTTCTCTTGGGACCTCTTTAATGTAACCATCCAGTCCTATTGGAGATGCCTCAATACGCATGGTATATTTTCCTGCTCTACATTGTTCATGCTCAAGACCCTCAATTACTGCTTCCGCAAGACAGGAATGGATATTTAAATTGTAGTGATGTCCCTCTCTATTTTCTTCTCTCTCCATTGAAAGGATATAAAGTAGTTTGTTCACTCCGCAGCCTCCCATGTTGCCTTCAGTTTGATTCCGCAGTGTTTGCATTGTGTTGACCAGTTCCCAGTGTCAGGTCCAATGAAAACGTGAGTCGGCTCGTGCTTACACTCTTCCTTCACCATCTCCTCGATGTTGAACAGCACTGCTTTGTGGTCAGCTCCTTCATATTTAAACTCAGTTACATCAGAAAGAGTTGCCCCATCCATGTAGCCATAAACCACTGGGCATTTAGCTAGATGCTCGTCTAATATCTGGTTGGCTCTGTCTGCGGCTTCTGAACACAAAACAGCTGCTTCTGGCGTATAGTTATAATAGATAAGCTGCGTAGAGCCTGTGTTTCGAAAATCTTCTGGCTTAAATCTGAATTTACTCATAACATCTCCTTGTTTAAAAAAAATGTGGTAGGCCAGTCGCTACTCTGGCTGACAGGACATCGAAGGAATGACCTTCAGTTCTTTCTTAGAGTCACCTGTCGGAACCTGAACCTGCGTGTCTCCAGTGGCTAGGGTCTAAGGCCGTTTAGATTCCCAGTTTCACAGTGGCTTACCTGCCCACAGCTTTCCACGCCGCTACCACAAAAATATTAATTCTTACTCCAGTGTAACGCAGACTTGCAGTCTGGGCAAGTCGTTTCGCTTCTAACTTTTGTCTTTGGCTTCTTGGCACAACGCGTTTTTAGCAGCTTGCCTTTTCGCACGATTTCGTAACCGCAGCATTTGTCGGACATGCAGTAGCCTGTAAATTCTGGTCTTGTAGCTGCAGCCAGGCTGCCATAATCTTCCGAGTAAGTGTTAGTGTAACCTGCTGCTATTAGTTTTCCTAAGTTCATAATTCCTCCTGCTTATGATTGTAAGTTACTCGTGGCCGTATGGCAACTTTTTTCCGTGTTGCGCTTCAATTTGAGACTTCCACTCTTGCAGCAGCTCTGCTTCATTAGCTTTAAATTCTGCAGAACTTAGAACAATTGGGTACATGATGCCGCTGTTGGTATGAGGCAGGCTAAAAACGCAGTGTCCGATTTCGTGCAGCAGCAGTGCTTTTTTGGCTGCATCATCTGACTTTGACCAGTACGTTCGGTCAAACTTAATCAAATTGCGGCTGCGGAAGCATAGGCCGGCTTTGCGGTCTGACAGGTCTGCAAATTCTACGATAGTAGTTGGTAAAACGCCTGTTTCTTGCCTGATATAGTTGTAGTAGTTTTTAATTTCTGTAGTATTTTCTACCTTGCGGCAACAGCTGCTGCAGCTGAGGATTAGTAATGCTGCCAAAAGTGTTAAATTTACATATTTAGTCATAGTATCTCCTTTGTTAATTAAGTCCAGTGGTGACCGTTAATCTCGTCTTGACATTCTGCTTCCATTTCGTCAAGTTCTTTTTCTGTCAAATCTTCCATTTCGCCGTCTAGGTAATGCGCTGATATTGGGTAGCGGCTGCCGTCGCGGTTAGATTCCATTTCTACGTAAATTTTTCGACCTCTGTAAGTGAATTTCATTTTTACCTCCTAGCTTACACTACTGCAATGCTGGTGCCACGGTTATGAACGTTGTGTTGGACTTGGGGCACTGAGTGTCTATTTTATTACATACAGTGGCTGAAAGTTCTACAAGTCGCCGGCCAAATCGTCTTCGGTCAAAACTTCATACTTGGGCTGGTCTTCCAGTTTTTCAATGACTAAGCAGTATAATCGCTTGTTATTCACGTTTTTGACTTCTCTAAGTCCTTCAACTGTAAAGTCTGTTGTAAATTCTGAAAAAACGTCGGCTCTGCGAATGTCAAAAATTCTCGGAAATTTTTTGCTGACATTTTTTAAAGTGTTTATGGAAATAGATGCTTTTTGCCTTGGCAGCTTATGCCCTATGTATTCTGTAGCAGACCTGCAAGTAATGGTTTTGCCAGCAAAGTCTTTGCAGAAATCGTCAATAACAAACTTTTCCCAGTCAAAGGCTGATGAGTTTAAAATATTTATAGCATTAGAAGACTTATATCCTTCGACAAGATTTACAGGATTAGGAGCGCGGTTCATTAATGCGCTTCCTAGTGCTGCAATGTTTTTGTTATCTTCTGACATTGACACGATTTCTTTGTTGCTGAAAACGTGTTGCAGTTTAATTTTGTTGATATTGATAATTCCGTGGCGTCTGTCGTCTGGGTCTAGTCTTAAAGAGTCGTAGTTGTTGCTGGCAATGTAAATATTGTTGTGGTTTTCTACAACCTCGCTGTCCACGCCTTTCAACTCAATTTCGATAATATCATCTTCTTGCTTTTTTAGCGTGTTTATTTCGTCGTTGGTTGCTTTAATAACTTCGTCAAGAAATATGAAGGTTTTGTCTGCAAATTGCTTGTTAAACTGTTTTCTAATGGATTGAAAAAGCAAATTGCTGCTGTTTTCTTGGCCGTGTAGTGCAGCGATTATTTTGCCTAAAACGCCTTTGCCTATGCCTTGTGCGCCGATTGCGGTTATAAACGTTTTGTTCTTTGGTCCTGGCTGAACGCTGTAGGCCATCCAGTCTAGAATATAGTTGATAGAGCCTTCGTCGTTGGCAGTTAAGTGTCGCAGAAATCGCATGTACAGCTCTGGCACTTCTGTTACGGTATAGGTTCCAGTCTTCCAGAATGGCGGTTTATACTTGTTTAGTTTGGTCTCTCCATTTTCAGTAATTAGGCCAGTAGGCTTTTTTGGAGTATAGCATATTGGTATGGCCATGCTGCTGCGAAGATAGTCTTGTCTGTTGAGAAAGTCTTGCGTTAAAACGTCTTTTTTTACTAACTTAATGGTAGAAGTAGCTTCGTCTAACAAAAACCAGTCTTTGCGGTTTGGCGGCATGATTAGTCTGCAACGCAGTACTTCTTGTATGCGAGCATAAGGTGCGAACTCGTCGCAGATTTTTTTAACAGAGCCGGGAACGTCTGTAGTCGCTGAAACGCTAATCATGTATAATGCTGCGCTTGTAAGCATTGAAATAATGCTGTCGATGTCGTAGGCTTGCATTGCTAACAGCTCTACTTCTCTTCTTAATGCCATTGGGCTTGAAATCATTTTGGGGGCTCTAGTCATGGTTTCTCCTTACTGCTACTTTAGCGGGTGATAGCGGCGCTGTCAACGTTAAATTAGGTTTTTCCATTTATATGCGTTGAATGCACCTATTGATACATTTCGTGCATACCCGGTCCTTATAATCGCTGGGTAAACCTTCTTTTGCAAATAAAGTTCTAAAGTGTTGTAGGGAACGCCGGTGCTGTCGCATGCCCATAACGCGAGCTTAAACAGCTCATGATACATGCCTTCAGAGCTGGCCCAGGCTTCCGGCTCTTCTAGCTTTTTCCTTAGCCATTGTAGCGAAGTTTTAACGCGCAACTCACGTTCGAAAGCTGCAACGCTCATCGTCGGGTCTGCGGTAGTTACCGGGCCGTGTTTGGCCATAGATACTTCTGCGGCCAGTGCAATTATTTGGTCTGCAGTAGCTAATGGCCCTTCATAAACTATTTCTTGTTTAGTCGGTGGTCTGTCATCGCTGAATGTTCTAACGCCGTTGGGTAGTCGGGCCAGGCGAACAACGTCTTTTGTTGACTGGTCAAAGACTACGTCTGGCGGCGCTTCTAAGGCTTGTTGTATTGTAGTAGTGGCCAGCTGTTCAAGACCTTTCCAATACTGCTTGTATAAGGCGGCTGCTTCGGGGCTGCCGGGCTTTCCACACCATAACTCGTCACTTACGCTTATCAGAAAATGGAAGGATTTGGACCCGCTATAAACAATGCTTCTGATTGGCATAACTTCTGCTAATACCGGGATGATAGAGCGCTGCTGTTGCAACGTCATAGAATCGCTTTCGAGCAGGAAGTTTCGGTAGGCTGCGACATTCTGGCTGTGTCTGCGGCTGCCTTCTGGATTCGGATTAGCATTTGTAACGCTGAGAGGATTGACGCAGAACTGAGTGTGACTTAAAAGCAACAGCGGGTCTGCATCTATTGCTGCGGCTGTCAAAACGCGTGGATTGCTGTAACCGCCTTCGGCTTTTAACGCGCCACAAATGTATACAAGGTCGGAAGGCTTGAAAAGCTTCGTAATCATTTCATCGCCTCCAACTGTTGTTGCAGTTTTTTAAGCTCTTGCTCTGCGCTTGCCAGTTGCTTATTTATTAAGCTTGCCTCAGTTTTTAAAACTTCTTGCCGCTTTTCAATGTTCTTTAATTGGGCGCGGTACTGGCTCATAAGATTTCGGCGCCTGCTTATATTGGTCTTGATTTCGGCCTCACACCCGTTGCAGTAGCGTGGAAAGCCTTCGGCCCGCTGAACCATGTCTATCGTTGGCTTTTCTTTTTTACATTTTCGGCAAATTCGCGTAATCATAATTGCTCCTTTAAAGTTAAATATACTACATAATTTCAATAAACACAAGAAAAAACTTTTGTGGTCACGGTGGTCACGGTGTGGTCACGGTGCAGACTGCTTTCTAACTACTTAACTTTACTCATTCTTACCTCTATATGGTCATGTGGTCATGCTTTTTTAAGAAAATTATTTATAAACACTAATATATTACTACTATAGGAGATTTCTGATTTTTGTATTTGACCAGAGACCATTTTTTGTTCTTTTTAAGTTTCTTAAGTGTTTTTATGTAGTTAACCACACTTTGCGGTCCATTATCGTGGTTTTGGTCATGAAACCAGCTCATTTTTCCACCAGCTTCAATATATGCGATTTGAAGACGGTGGGCGTGTTGCGGCTGCGGACAAGTTCTACAGCTACGGCACCCGGTACTTCGACGGCTGTGACATAGTCCTTGAATAAGCGTTTATAGGCCCGCAGCGCGTCGATTGTCATTAGGCAGCCATCTGGGTAGGCATCGCAGTAAACGAAGAATAGCGAGGCTTTTGGTGCGTTTTGGCTATCGTTGTCGTCGTTGCCGCTGTTGGCCTCGTTATATAGCCTGGCATTAAGGTTTAAGTTTATAACGTTGCTGGTAGGCTTATTCATGGCTTTTGCCTTTCTGTAGGCTTTGGAAGCCTTGCTTTGTTAAGAAGTCGTTAAGAGCTGATAGAAGACTGCGGGTGGCTGACGGCGTGCCGTGGTCTACGTAATGTCTGATGGCAGCTTCCCGCAGCTGCTCAATATCTGCTGCCGTGATGGTAATGTTTAAAAGTTGCACACTTCTATTTTCGGACGATTTTGCACGGTCCATTTTTAAAACTCCTTTTTTAGCAATGCTAAATTTTTATAGCTGCTATTAGTGTTGTTAATGTTTAAAAAATCTGGTATTGTAAACTTTTTTTCCAAAATTGCTTTTTTTAGCGATTCAAAATTTGAAAAACCAAAATCTCTTTTTAAGCCTAAAAAAATAGGGCAAAACTTTTTAAAAACGACGGTCGATGTTGTCAGACGTGGTAAGACCGCGCTTTTTGAAAATAACGCAATGGCTGGGCGATTAGGCGTGATTAAAGGCATTGTCAGCAAGGTCATAAATCACCCGCAATTGACCTGAGCTTCGCGTTTACTTTTTGCACGTACTTAAGGCAGGCTCGACTTTTTGCACCGTTTAGCCTCGTCCCGATGTTATAGCGACAAAACCAGGATTGTGGCTCCTTTGCCTGGTATTTGGATTGAAAGTCTGACAATATTTTTGCCGAGGCCGCAAGATTGTAGTTAACGTCCGTTTTTAAGCGCTGCAAGTCTAAGCCATAGCGCCTGGCAGTGTTAATGTTTATTTGACCTATACCGTAGTCTTTAGTTTTGTGATTGACAGCGGCCTGGTCGTGCCCGGACTCTACGGCAAGGATAGCATTGAATAACTCGGGGTCCAAGTTATAGTAGACTGCAACCGCGCTTATTTTGGTCGGTAAGTCTGCAGCGTCGGCAGTTTGACTGAAAACGTACGCCAATGCGAGAAGACTAATAAAAAACGCAATTTTACGCCGCATCATTGGATTCCCCTTTTTTAAGAGGTTTTAACTCTGTTTCTAGAAATTGAATAAGGCAGTCCTTAAGCACGGCACGTTGAGTCGATAGCCTGACAAGCTCAGCGCCCACAGACTCGCCGGCCTTAGAACGCCGCAATAAGTCGAGCGTTTTTAGCTCATTTTCCTTAAGCAATTTCTGGTAACCGCTTTTTGTTAACATAAACACGCCCTTTCATTAAGAAGTCTTAACAATTTTTTTAAAATGCAAAAAGTCCTTAACAGGACTAAAAACTTTTTGCGTTTTTTTAACACTGTACTACTTTCGTTTTGGAAAACTTGACTGGCAGTGTTTAAAGCGCCGGTCCAGTCGTCCATCGGACGTTACCGCAAAACTTGTATTTTCAAGCCACTCACTGTCTGACAAAAACATGGCCATTTGACCAGATTCCTTTGCCCATCGCGGCATTTTACCTAGGACCAAGCGATTGACATAAGCCGATAACACATAATTACGGTCGTTAATATGCAATTGACTGCCTTTTAGCATTTTCATAAAACGTTCCTTTGTTAAAAAAAAATTAAGCTGCCTTTTTGCTAATAACAAAACCTGACTCATCTTTTTTTGCCTTACCTTTTGCAATTAAAGCTACAATTTTTCCTGGCGCATCAAGAAAACGCAAGTCGTGGGCATCGCCTTTAACAATCAAGTCATGCATTTTTTCAGAATCATAAACGACTGCAACATTTCGACCGGCTTTTAACGCGGTTTTAATTTCCGACAAGCTTGTAGTTTCAGAACGCGAATAAGTTAAATGATAATTTTTTGGCAATTTTTCTTTAGGTCTTACAGAGTAAGGCGCTTTAGTATAATCATAAAACTGGATGTGACTAAACTCAGTAAAAAGTTCAGGCGCCACAATTTCCCAACGGATATCTGAAGTCCCATTCAATCTAATAGCGACTTTAAGACCTTCACGCGCCGCTCGACGTTCAATTGCTCGAATATCATGTTTTAATTGTTCTATAAAACCTTCCCTATTATTTAGGAAGTGAAGCGTTTTAATTATTCTCGCGTCTTGTATTGATTGAAAACACCCACGCCCCGCAGTATTTAGGCACGCTTTTTTACAGCCTTCACTCGCAAACGGGCACAAATTGACGCCGCTTAAATCAGCCGGCGCCAGATATAGAATGCCCGTCAAATAGCCCAAAGACTCGCCTTTTGTTGTTTTCGCATTTTCGACTGTCAATAGTTTCATAAAATATTCTCCTTTGTTAGTAATCTTATCGGTTAATGCTTAAAAAAACTTTAATTTAAAAATTAAGAATTTTACAACTGCTCACTTGTGTAAAATGAGAATCTTCAAATAATTCAAATTCACATTCCATATTATTAATTTTACTTAGTTTTTCATTGTCTGTTTTTGATGGGTAATGGTAATTGTTTTTGTCAATTCCTTGAATTGCTGTAAAATGAACATAATAGCATGCACCATTTTGAGACCTAACTACACCTTCGCCGCGTAAACTATCAAACCAACGAATTTGACCTTTCATAAAATATTCTCCTTTGTTATTAATCTTCTCGGTAAAACTTTTAAAAACTTTAGCCTTAATTCAAAAAATAATCTATTAGCAAAATTGTCTCAATACTAACCACAACCATAAAACCCAAAACCGCAAAATATTCTACTAAATATTCCATGGAGCCGCCTTTCATAATTAGCTTATCGGCCAATGCTTAAAAAACTTTAGAACTATTTTAAAAAATTCCTGCAACAAACATATAAATAACTGAAATTGTTGTTGAAAACATGAATAAAAAGATTATTAATTCTGTCATTTTTGTCATAAAACCGCCCTTCATACTAAATTAATAAGCAATACTAATGCCAGTTTTATAACAATTATATTGCAATTAAGCTTTGTCCATTGTATATTATGCTTAACACGACTGAAAAATTGACAAAACAAGGACGTTACAATGTCAAAATATAGAAACTTTAAAGGCTCACTTAAGCCTTTTGGCCTCGGCGCTATAAATTCTTCCTCATCCTTCACAAGTCTTCACAAAACTTGGATGGCCAAGCTCGCCAAAAGCGGTTTTAACGACATAGAGCTGTCTTCGTACCAGGACCCTGGTCAAGTTTTACCAATTTTTCGCTACGGCGGCAGTTCATACGACCTTGGCCAAGCTTATAGTCCCGAGACTGCTGAGTACTATAACCAAGCCAGAGCGTTCCTGCACGCGATAAGCTGGCGCAAACACTTTGGAAACGATGCCAAACTGCTTAAATATATCTGGCGCTTATATTCTGAAGGCATATCAATTCGAAACACGGCCAAAGCGCTTGAAGGCCTGCCCCTTGCTTATCCATATAATAGTCTTAATACCAAGCCGCATCCAAGCTTTAAGCAACGTCGTGGCATTTGGTGGATTCATAAGCAGATTCACAGAGTTATGCCGGCTTTTAAAGCTTGGCAAGCTACTTTAAATAGTGAAGAATTATCAGATTAATAACCGTCGACAGTATTATCGGCGTTAACATATCTTCTCCTTTCTGCAAAACAAGCGCAAACTCTGCAATAATCATGCCAAGGCTTATCCCCCCTGCAAGATTTATTCCAGCGATTTTAAGGCCTTACGGCTACCTAAGACTAGGCAAGACTGCCATCGTTCAATAGCGGCGCCGCTGAACACGTTTAAACTGCTCTTCCTATAATGCTACACTAAAAACGCGACTCATTGCAAGACAAATCATTTTGAGACTGACCCTGTTATTGCAACGCTGCATGGTCTTAGACAAGCGACGAGGATTGAACGTGTCTTTTTTTGACGCGCCCCATTTTGAGCCGACTTTTGAAACGGTCATATTGAGATTGTGCCTTGAGCGTTTGTTATAGGCTTGCCACGGCTTCATGAGACAGTCGCGCTTGTAGAAGCAGGGGCGGCGGAAGACAGCGTTGTCAACCTTGGCACATTTTTTGCATCCGGCTAGCAACGCCCGCAGTCGTGGCACGGTCCTTGCAAAAAAAAAACTTGCTTCTCAAGACTAGTCGTGTCATAATGAGACTTATCCAAACACGGGGGTTTTAACACATGATAACGTCTATAAACGAGCTAAAAGACTTTTTACTATGGGCACGGGCGCAAAA